TGGTGACGCAGAAAAAAAATCGTTTGAATACTTTTTAGAACTTTACAAAAGCAATTCTGATCGTATAATTGTAGATGAAAAATTATCCGAGATCATAGAAAGTGATTCATGAATATACCAAAAGGGTTAATAGTTTCTTGTCAAATAGAACCTGGTAGTAGTTTCGCATGGCAAGATGTTTACAAGTTTGCAAACGAGGCGATACGAGGTGGTTGTGTGGCACTAAGAATCAGAGGTTGTGCCTCTGTCTATGAGGTAAGAAAACGAGTAGATCATCCTATTATTGGCTTAACTAAAGGTGAGCATGAAGATGGCAGCGTTTGTATTACACCATCTTTTGTTGATGCGATGAGTCTTGTGGAGTCTGGTGCAAATTATGTTGCTGTTGATGCGACTGGTCGATCTGGTTACGGGCATATCAAAAGAATGCACGAAGAGGGTGTAAAGTTGATCGGTGATGTTTCTAATTTTGATCAGGCACAGTCCGCCATCGAGAGTGGTTGTGAGTGTCTTACAACGACACTAAGTGGTTACACAAAAGACTGTAAATACAGTGAAGAACCTGATTATAAATTATTAGAGGAATTAGTTTCTACGAACATTCCTATTTTAGCAGAGGGTAGATATTGGGAAAGATCACAAGTTAAGAAAGCATTTGATCTTGGAGCCCATGCCGTAGTTGTTGGCTCAGCGATAACAAGACCACATTTAATAACAGAGAGGCTGTGTGTATTATGAAAGCGAACGTGATTGCTGAAATTGGTATCAATCATCAAGGTGACTTAAATCTTATGAAAGAGATGATGTTGATCGCAAAACGTTGTGGTGCTGACTATGCGAAAGGGCAGAAACGTGAACCGAAACTATGCCTGACGAAAGAGCAGTATGCAAAGCCATATGATAGCCCGAATAGTTTTGGTAAAACTTACGGTGAGCATAAAGAAGCCCTAGAGTTTTCAAAAGATCAATGGAAAGAGTTGTTTGACTACGCACAAGAGATTGACATAAAATTATTTGCCAGCGTATTCGATGAGGCTAGTGCCGAATTGATGTTTGATCTTGGGGCTGACCTATTCAAAATCGGCTCGGCTGAGGTAAGCAAACATGAGTTGTTGAAGGTTATTCGATCATTCAACAAACCTATTATCCTCTCTACTGGTATGTCAACCATTGAAGAGATAGATGCCGCAGTTGATTGTTTGACTGGCTCTGAGTTGACGATTATGCATTGTACCTCCGCATACCCATGTAAAGAAGAAGATGTCAACCTAAACGTATTGAGAACTCTCAAGAATAGGTACTATCATAAAAGAACAAATATCGGTCTGAGTGGTCATTATATTCAAGGTAGTGGTGCGATTGAGTGTGCTGCGATAGGTCTTGGTGCAACCTGGTTTGAAAGACACTTTACGCTCGATAGAACAATGAAGGGATCAGACCAATCATCTTCCCTTGAACCTACAGGATTAGAAAGAGTTATCAAATCTATCCGAAGTGTTGAGAAGGCGATGGGCAAGGCAGAAAAGACTATTTTAGATTGTGAGATTTCTGCTCGCAAGAAATTTAAAGGAGACCTATGACCGCGTTAAATATTGGATCAAACTCTTTTCGTGAAGATGGTTGGTTGAATTTGGATCATCCATCAACTCGCTATTCTAATGAGCAGGCAAAAATAGATGTGCCTCATGACCTGATGAGTGATAAGGCAATTGCATTAGGTGACAATACCCTTACGGCCGCTTATACATCACACACCATCGAGCATATCTCTGATGAGTTTGTAGAGAAAACATTCAAAGAGGTTTACAGAATGTTAGAACCTGGTGGTGTTTTTCGTGTGACATGCCCTGATAGTGATAAACTTTATAAAGCGTACGTGGATGGTGACAAGGAGTACCTTACCAGTTGGGTGTTTCCACATCCTGATGGAAGACAAAAGTTCTTCCGTTCATTCGGTCTGGGTGAGCAATTAGTTTTTATTGTAGCGAGTAATGTGTCACCATACTCAAAAAGAAACTCTGATCTGGCACGTATCACTAAAGGTGTCGAAGTTTTTCGAGAACCTGAGATTGAAAAAATCCTAAAAACAAAGAGTAAAGAGGACGCTTTGACCTTCTTTACTGATGCATGCCAAGAGAGAGCCTTACATTTACAAAAACAAATTGCTGGTAATCATGTTAGTTGGTGGAACTTTGAAAAGATAAAAAACATTATGGAAAAAGTTGGTTTCAAAGACGCACAAAAAAAGAAATATAACGAATCTGATTATGAAATTTTTAAGAATTTTGATGAGAAAAATAAAGATAGTGTTGCACAAAAACATTATAGTGTTTTTGTAGAGGCAAAAAAGTGAAAGTGATTATACCCGCAAGGGGTGGTTCGAAAAGAATACCAAACAAGAACATCAAAGAACTAAATGGAAAGCCACTCATATCTTATGCGATAGAAACTTCCCTTTCGGTTACCGATGATGTTTTTGTTAGCACAGACTCAATTGAGATCGCTGATGTCGCAGAGAGATATGGCGCCTTTGTTGTAAAAAGACCAAGCCATTTAGCGACCGATGTATCGAGAACAGAGGATTCGATTGAGCATTTCTTAGACATCGTTGATGGTGTGAATGAGTTTGCTTGTGTTCAGGCGACAACGCCTATGTTGACAGGCGAAGACTTGAAGAGTGGTTTTGATACTTTGAGAGAACAAGATTATGATAGTGTAATTTCTGTGGTTGAGAGGGCTGAGTATCTGTGGGATCACACTAACAAACCAATAAACTTCATGCGTTATGGTCGACCAAGAACACAAAAACTTTCTAAGACATTTTCAGAAAATGGTGCTTTCTACGTCACAACAAAAAAGTCATTTGAGAAAAATAAATGTTTGTATGATGGTTCAGTTGGCTTTGTAGTGATGAGTGAACTTTCATCTTTAGAAATAGATACCGAAGAAGATTGGAATCTGGTGAGCAAATGCATGAGTTGATAAATGTGAGTGATGTTCAATGTCCACACCTGGTGAACATACAAGGTGACTCTTTCTATATCGTTCAAGATGAAAATTCATATCAACTTCTATCGACGACATGCCCACACCAAGGTGCTAAGATTAATCTATGTGATGACTCTTTTGTTTGTCCTGTTCATCAGTGGAAGTTTGACTTGAGCGGTGAGTGCATGAACATAAAGAACCAAACACTATTCAAAACAGAACTGATCAACAAAGATAATAAATTGTTCGTCGATCTAAAAAAATTAAATACCACAATCGAGAGAAGATTCAAGTCTGAAAAATCGTCAGACATTGACATAGACTTCAAGGTTCATGCCCATGCTTGCCTAGAGATTGTGCATGAAGGATTTTCAATACTTACAGATCCATGGTTAGACGGGCCAGCATTTTATGGTTCGTGGGCCCATCACCCGAAACCAAAAGTAAAGGTGAGTCAGTTAGATCCCGACATAATTTGGATCTCTCATGAACACTCAGATCACTTTCATAAAAATACTTTGATACAATTTTCAAAAGAAACTAGGATATACTTTCCTGACTTTGCAAACAAGAGAATTGAAAACGAACTTGTGAAGTTAGGCTTTACTAATCTCACACCAGTTTCTTTTGGCAAAAGTTATGACATCAATGATAAAATAAAAATCACTTGCTATGAACCTGAGAGTGTTTGGAATGATAGCATCGTTCACATCGACGTTGATGGTTTCAACATACTGAACATTAATGATGCTGGTGTAAATCATAAGATAAAAAAATATCTACCTCCCATAGACCTTTTGTGTTCGTCATTCTCACCAGGTGCGTCTGGTTATCCTTTGTGTTGGGACATGACTGATGATGAACAAGACAAATACTATGAGAGAGTGAAACATGGCACGATAGAGATGCTAAGACAAGCCATGAAAATGTATCAGGCAAAGTTTCTTTTACCATTTGCCTCTCACTTTAGACTACAACATCCACGACATGAGGATTATGACCTGAGAGTTGGTAAAAACACTATTATGGATGTGAAACAAAAACTTGTTGAGCATCAGGTTATCGACATACTACCAGGCGAGTCATGGAATAGTATGAGCGGTAACTTCTTTCGCGTGTACGGTGAACAAACTAAACAAAAAATTTATAATGGTCGTAGACACTTTTTCAATCTTGATGAGTTTGCAAAATTTTATCCCGAGCCTTGTGCGGTCGATGTTGGTGAATTGCAGAAATACTTGTTGAATCTAAACAACACGCCAGAGATAGTTCATTGTGAAAATATACAAGTGAGACTGAACGGCTGTTTCTTTTACGTTGAAAATGGTGAGTTATTCATAGGTAAAAAAACAAAACCAAACTTAGAGATAGACGTACCAATTGAGATACTACAACAGATTATCACCAATGATGTTTCATGGGATGAAGCACACATTGGGTATTGGTGTAAGATGAAGCGAACTGGTGAATACAATCAAAACTTTTGGAGATTGCTACAATCACCGTACTATTTGAAACGTGGTAAAAAAATAGATTGTAAAATTTCGAATATGAATGTGAGTCATCTACTCAAAAAATATCCTAAATCCGATGCCATAATGAGAAGATATGGATTATATTGTTCATCTTGTTCTTCTGCTTTCAAGGAAAACATTTCTCAAGCAATTGAATATCATGGTTTGTCAAAACATAATTCAAAAAAATTATTGAAAGAACTTAATTTTATCTTGGATGGTGAATTACCTTGATTATCTATGTTGATATCGACGAGACCATTTGCTACTATGATGGCAAACGCGAGTATAATTTGGCTATGCCAATCAAAGAGAACATCGAAAAAATAAATCGGCTGTTTGACGAAGGCAATCAAATCACATATTACACGGCCAGAGGGTCTGTGACAAAAATAGACTGGTATGAAACCACAAAAGCACAACTTGATAACTGGGGTTGCAAGTACCACAATTTATCTGTTGGTGAAAAACCACACTACGATTTGTTGATCTGTGACAAGACAAAAAGAATTGAAGAGATATGATTTTTTTACTTGAAGTTTCTGTGTGCAGGTGTAGAATGTCTGCATGAGTGTTGAACAAATTATTCTTTCTAATCTGGTCTTGAATGACGAATATTGCCGCAAGACTCTGCCATTTCTCAAAGACGAATATTTTCTCGATGAGTCAGAGCGTGTGGTTTTCAAGACCATCAAAAACTTCGTTGAAGAATTCAACGCCTTGCCAACGCAAGACGCATTGAAGATCGCCCTCGACAAAGACAAAAATCTAAACGAGTCGGTGCATCAGACTTGTGTTCGTATCATCAACAACCTTGGTGATGGTGAACCAAATACAGAATGGCTTCTCAAAGAATCAGAAACTTTCTGTAAAGATAAAGCCGTTTACAATGCGATCATGAACTCGATTGCCATCATCGATGGTCAAGACAAAGAAAAAGGTGAGACTGCGATACCTCAGATTCTTTCTGACGCTCTCGCTATCTCTTTTGATACTCATGTCGGTCACGATTATGAAGAAGATTCTGATGAGCGGTTTGATTTTTATCATCGTGTTGAAACACGAACCGAGTTTGATATTGATCTGATGAACAAGATCACAAACGGCGGTCTTCCAAACAAAACTCTGAACGTGGTCATGGCTGGCACTGGTGTCGGTAAGTCTATGTTCTTGTGTCACTTCGCAACCTCATGCCTGAAACAAAACAAACGAGTCTTGTATATCACCTGCGAGATGGCAGAAGAAAGAATCGCAGAACGTATCGATGCAAACATGATGAACATCACACTCGACACACTCAAGACCTTGCCGAAAGAAATGTATGATCGCAAACTTAAGCGGGCGATGAAGAATGTTAGTGGTCGCCTAATCGTGAAAGAGTATCCGACCGCTTCGGCAAACGTCATGCACTTTCGGTCTTTGTTTGAAGAGTTGAAACTCAAGAGAAACTTTGTGCCTGATGTGGTCATTGTTGACTATCTCAACATCTGTGCCTCTGCAAGGTTCAAAGCAGGATCGTCTGTGAACTCTTACACTTTCATCAAAGCGATTGCAGAAGAACTTAGAGGCCTCGCAGTAGAGATGAACCTACCTATTGTTACCGCAACGCAAACGAATCGAACAGGCTTCTCGAATACTGATGTGAGTCTCGAAGATACCTCTGAGTCGTTTGGTTTGCCAGCAACGGCTGACTTTATGTTTGCCTTGATCACCACAGATGAACTTGAGCAACTTGGTCAGATCATGGTGAAGCAATTGAAGAATCGTTATGGCGATCCAAACACGAACAAAAAGTTTGTGATCGGTGTTGACAAGTCGAAGATGTCATTCTACAATCTTGAAGATTCAGCACAGACAACTCTCACACCTGCACCACAAGAAAATCTTGGTGGTCTCGACAGCAAGTTTGAGAAAGGAAACTTTGATGGGTGGAACATATGATAAAAGTATTAGAGACAGAATCACCGAAGAAATTAATCCTAAATATTGTTGAATGGTTCCTTACGAGACACGATCTAACAGAAATAAAAGTCTACGTTCACCCGCTACACAATATGAATTGTTGGGGTGAAGCAGAACAAATTTGTAAAGGTGAGTATCGTATCAAAGTATGCACCAACCAATCTCTTCGTGACTTTGTTGCTACCGTGATGCACGAACTCGTTCATGTGCAACAATGGGAAACAGGTGTGTGGAAAGGTGACGGTGAAAAGGAAGCAGAGAAACGTCAATACAAATTGGCAGACGAATACTGGAAAGGCAAATGATGAAAAAATATTTCTTCGAAAAAAATACACACGTTCTAAACTCTGAAGTCAATGTGTTCTTTGAGAATCTTCTTGATATGAATGATGTTGAGTTTCGGCAATGGGTGATTGACTATCGCAAAAAACTTATTGAGTCATGGGACAATTATGGTTGTGCGCCTCGCTCTGGTGCAGACGAAGAAAAAATCATCAAGACTTTCAACTCGCTTTCGTCACACCCCGTTCACAAGTTTGAACACACCGATCAACTTGGTTGCTCGTTCGAGAGAAAGAACGATGTCATTCTCAACACGGCGAGAGCAGGCACCGAAGTTGATCAGTTCTTTCCGACAATGATGAAAGCAAGAATCAACTACAATGCAAAGAGTGATGGTCACTCTGTCTATGATATGTTCTCTGATGACAAGTACCTTGAGCGAATGGTCAAAGGCAGTCAACGGCACTTCAAGCGTGATAGTTTTTATCATTATAGTCATACCATGAAACTTGGTGACCCATCGAATATCATCAGTGCCGACAGTGGTTTTGATTTCTGTGAGAAGTGTTGTCAGAATCAACAACTCATGGAGTCAATGGGTTACGATTATTGGTTGAGCGAGAAAGAAGAGTCTGAAGGATTATCAACAGGCTACTATCGTGTTGATCAATCGAAGCAACTTTCATTGTCAGCCGAACAGGTCAAGACCCTACATGATCGTGGTTGTTTTACTGATCGACAAATTGCAAACATTGATGTGAACGATCTGAAACCAGATCACGTTTACATTCTGCGTCTATACAAACTTGGGCAGAAGATCTTTCCGAAAGGCTTCACTGCATTCAAGATTGGTTACATTCAAGTGGCAGTAAACTTTCCACCAATGACTGCCAAGTATCTTTATGAAAGGTTTACTGAGCATGTCAAAGATCAAGAAGTTCTTCGCATTTATGATCCATCTTCCGGTTGGGGTGGTCGCATTCTTGGCGCTATGTCTGTACGGGATGATCGTCGGGTTCACTATATTGGTACAGACCCTAATCCAGAAAATCAAATCCCTGAAGAGGGCATGAGTCGATACGACTATCTTGCCAAGTTCTTCAACGATAACACATATCGCGGCAATGGTATTTTCAGTGATGCCAATACGTTTGAAACTTACGATGAGTGTGCAGAAGATATCAAGAACAACCCTGGCTTTCAAAAGCACAAGGGTAAACTTGATCTCGTATTCACATCACCTCCATACTTCAACCGTGAGGGCTACGCTAACGACGATAAACAGTCGTATCAGCGTTATCCAGGCTATCAGGGGTGGGTAGACGGGTTCTTGCGACCAACGCTTGAGACGGCGGTTGAGTATCTCCGACCGCAAAGATATCTGCTCTGGAATATTGCAGACATTCTCATGGGCAAAGAATATATGCCACTTGAGAAAGACTCGAAAGATATTCTTGAGTCACTCGGTATGAAATATAAGGGCTTTCTCAAGATGGCAATGGCATCTATGCCAGGACAAAACCGACTCGATGAGAACGGCATTCCCAAGTGCAAGAACTATTGCAAAGTGAATGGCCAATATCTCAAATACGAGCCGGTTTTTGTTTTCTGGAAACCCTAAGGTTTAGAATCTACGCATACCTTCGTGGTAGCCTTCGTCTTCTTCATGATCCATCTCATGCATACCTTCGTGGTAGCCTTCGTCTTCTTCATGATCCATCTCATGCATACCAGCACGAATCATCATGCGACCGAGTTCTGCAAGAGCCTTCTCGTCCATTTCTTCATGATAGCCTTCTTCTTCTTCATGGGCGCCTTCGTGGGCACCAGCATAAAGTTCTTGTAGTCCTTGATTGTAGCCGGTTTTGTAAGCCTCGCTAAGTTGTTCTCTAAAGTTCATTTGTTTTCTCCTGTTGATCAATAGGTGATGGTATTTATGTTTTTAGATAGTTATAATTTCAATCTCTTTGCGTATGGGTAGCATGTCGCCAAGTTTGATGCCAAGACTATCTGCTGTGCCAAAAGGAAACTCAATCGCAAACTTGAGAGGTCCATCTATAAAGTGTTCTGTGTTCATGCTCTTTGTTCTTGGATGAAACATATGCGAGATGTCAAAGACAGTACCGTTTCGATCCATTGATACGATGTCCATGTCCATCTTACAGTTTTTCATTGTGAAGATCTTGCTACCTTCATCGGGAAAAGAGAACAGCATACCATGATTCTTTGGCAAACCTGTGCGATGCATGAGTCCGACTTGTCTCTTTGATGGTGACGCAGCGATCTCTAGCATCACTGGTTGACCACCGATCTTCATTTGTAGTCGCCGAAGACCCTCAAACATAATTAGTCGTTTTTTTCTTCGAGAAGTTTGCGAATCCACAGTATATCTGTTTTGATCTGTGCCAAATCTGTGAGAATCTGTGTTTGACCAAGTTCTGTTTTTTCAATTCGGTCTTTTGCTTCCATGACCTGGGTTTCAAGAGCGTTAATTCTGCTCTCAAATGATGCTTTTGTTGAACTCGTGGTCCACACAAACCCTAGAATCGTTAGAACCCATGTAGAAGAAAGACCAATCATGAGGGGTTTATGCTGCGATTTTGTATCTGCCATAGAAATGTCTCGTTTCAAAGTTTATTTATGAAAAAAGCCGACTCAAGGTCGGCTTCTTTCGAGAAAAATGCATCAGTGTTTATCGTTTAGGCGCTTTGGCTCTTGTTGTTGGCTTAACGCTTTGACCTTGACGTTGCAATCTTAGATCTCTTCTCTTAAATGGTCTTGGTCCTGGTTCTCCCTCAGGTAAAAGATCCTTTCTTCGCTTCTCTGACAGAGCCTGCTCGACACCACGAACGTATGCTTCAGCATAGGCTTCGCAATGGCTTTCAGCCTTTTTCTTCAGATGCTTACCTTCTTTTTTAGAATGCATGCCTTCTTTCTTAGAATGCACACCTTCTCTTTTGAAAGATGGTTTGCGACCAGGTGTCACTGGTGGGGCCATTTTTATTATTGCATCGTTACCAAATTTTCTTCTTGGATTCTTTCTAGATAATCTCTCATCATCATCACGATCTTTTTTACGCTTCTTCGTGGCTGAAGTCTGCTCTTTCAGGGCTTCTCTTTGCTCAAAGAGCATTTCTTGTTGTCTCCAATGCATTATTGTTTCTCCTATGAGTTTCAGTATTTATTTATGATTTGATCGTGTTAGAAAATTCTACCAACAGACCTAAGTATTCTTCTAATGACGCTGGCTCTTTGTTTTGGTGTTCTTGCACTTGAGCCAGCAACCGCGATGGCCGAGTCAATTTGTTTTCCTATTTTTCTTATTCTCGCATCGAACTCGTCTGGTATGACTATGTTACCAGTTTTTCTTTGATATGCCAGCATGTCCATGAACTCTGCGTCAGACAAGGTTGAAACATAATCACTCCACAACGCGGCGGCTTGCGGGCTAAACTGCGGCGCGCCTGTTTGAATTTCTAAGGCTCTTCGAAGTGCTGCCCAGTGATTATGTTCTTCGAGATATTCTTTAAAATTCTTCATTTATCTTCCTTGTCGTATTTTTTCTTTGCCATTTTTGTTGCTACTGCGTACATCACACCTTTACCATCTTCTTTACCATATCGTTTCTGAAAGTCTTTTAATTTAGGTTTTAATTTTTTGACATACCTCTCACGATACTTGAGTTCTGTATCTGAGAGTTTCCTTTCATTTAGATATTCGAGAAATGTTTTCATCAGGGTTAGATAATGTCACCTAAGACTTTGTATAATATTTCCATGATAGCATTATAGTCTTGCCCAAAAGCCTTGCTTCCAGGTGTTCCCATTTCGGGCATGTTTGAAAGACTCTTTGGTAGACCTGGTGAGTCAATCATGTATTTACCTTTGAGTAGTTCTATGACATAACGTGGGAAAGTGTTGACTCCTTGTCCTGTAGGATTATCCATGACTCCGCCTCTTCGAAGGAATTGCTGCAACACTGTCATAAATTCTTCGAATAGGGCAGGACCTAAGATTTCTTGCAATCGATCTAGTTGTTCTTGAGATATTGTAACGGTTCTTACTCCAGTCTTGAGAAGGCCTTTGGGTTTGACTTTCATTGAAAAGCCACCAGGTCGAGGAGTATTGGCAATCGGTCCCAAAACATTTTTTAACAAGTTTTTCAACCTTGCCGCAACTTTAGGATCAGTGATCGTTTGAGCAAGTTGAGCGAGACCTCTCAACGGACCCTCTGTCAAAAGGTATTGTTGCTCCCTTTCACGGGCTTCTTTGAGTTGAATTTTATTTTTCCAGTATTGATTACTCATTTTTTTTATTTTCCTTATTTGAAGACTTTCACAAGTTGTCCAGTTCTATTTTCGATGCCGATTGTGGTGTTAGGCATTTCTTTAGCCAGTTCTTTGACGATAGCAGGCAACATCTTTGCAAACTTCGTTGACTCTTGATGAATCACTTTGTTGTTCTTCATCACGACCACTGTGAATGGTCCGTCTGCATCACCAAGACCACTCACGATCTTTCTTGCGGTAGGTAGTTTTTTCTCTTCAAGTTTCATTACCTTATTCATCGCCTTAAGCAAATCTTTGGGTTTGAATTTGTGAACGTTGTCTGCTCTTGCTTCGTAGTCGCCGTAACCACTGAGGTTCATGTCATTCAGAACACCTGCAATCTCTTGCTTGGCTTTCTTGTTCAAACCCTTGATCATGCCTTGTATGTCACGGGCTGCTATTTCTTCATCAAGATGCACATCTTCTTTCAAAGTTCCCGAAATCTTGAAGCCAGTTTTCTTTTGAAACATTCCACCAAAGGCATTATCAAGTTTTTTCTTTGCAAGTTTAACAAATCTCTCAGGGACTCTGATTGTTCCCATCACCATGCTGTGTGGGATTCTTGCAGATGTCAAAACCTCTCTTACCTTTTCAGCGTTTACCTTTTTGGATACTTTCATATTCCTCAGCCCTTTTGAGCCAAGGCCTCTCATTTCATATCCCTCGTCACGGGCTGCTAGTCCTTCAAATTGAATTGGGGGACCACCAGGATTAACAAGTCCAGGTGCTGGTCTTCGACGACCAATTTCTCGACGGCCAGTACGGTATCTTCCTGTTTTTTGTCTCTGGGCAACTTGAGGTAAAAATGGAAGAGTTGGATTTGTAAGACCTCCACCAAGAGGTCCTTGCTCATCAAGTTTCTTAGAACCTTCATAGATGGTATCAACCAATTTCAAGCCGTGCTTCTTGAGCAACTTCTTGAATTTCCCTTCATCCTTTTTATTCATGCCAACTTTAGATAACTTGTTGGCTGCACGAAAGGTGAATTCAGCCTTTCCCTTTCTGGGGCGAAATATTGTTTTACCGAGACCAAGAAAACCTGGCAGTTTTTTGAGTGCGGGGTCGCGAGTGATATTCTCATATGATCTCTGATCGGCATCTGCAACGAATGTGACGTTAACTCTAGAAGAGGAGTCTCTTGCATCTTGCTCGATTAGGTTTTCGAATGATTGAGCATCTTCGCTGATTTGATGCATGGCTGCTTCTCGAAGATAAGGTAGATCATTGGGATTGTATCTCATGCGTAATTCCTATATTTGTTCATACACTATTTATTCTATTTCGCCTCTGAGGCTTTGTAAAATGTGCTTGTGTATTTTCTTGTTGTCTCTGAGGTGTGGCTCACAACGAAACGATTTTGGTATCACATTGTAGTCTAACTTTTTTGACCAGCCAGACTTAGGCCATAACTTGTGTTTATGCGAAACCCAGTGCGAGTAGAGATAGGCATTCGACAGTTGTTTGTATTCAATCTTCTCTGCCTTACTCTTCACCAGACTATACTTCTTGAGTAGTTTGTACGCTCGCATCTCACAATTTCTCTCAAGGGCAATGACTTTCTTTGTGGCCTCAAGTGCCAGATCAGCATTATCTTCAACACCGTTGACCCAGTTGGTGAAAGTCACGATAGGGCAAGAACCGTCACGATTTTTTGCGGTGTATGTTTCATCCTTTTCAACCCACTGACGTAGATGTGAGTATTCATGTGCCAGAATATGCACCCAATTGTATGATTTGAGAGCAACACTCAAGGTTTGCTCATCGAAAAAACCGGACACTCTACCTGAGTCTCCGGTGTTTACGGACTTGTGCCTTGAGCGAACAAAGTCTATATTATATTTTTTACAGTCTTTCTCGACTAGATCGAAAAGTTTCTTTTCATTCTCATTGAGTTTAGGCACTCAAGTATTTATCAAGAGCCTTGACCGCCTGGCCCAAATGGTCTGCCGCCACCTGGTTCATATGGTCCTTGCATTCTCTTCTTCTTCTTCATTTTTCCTGATAGTCTTGGGTCTGGTATTCTTCTTGGTGGTAACGGACGAGAGTATGTGGTTATAAACCACTGTTGATAGACGCCTTGGGGTTGATTAAAGGCCGTGAACACTCTGTTAGGATACAATTCTGCCATCGCCCTGGCAAACTCAAGATCAAACTGATCAACTGCACCATCACCATTGTAGTCGTACATTAGTCCGTAGGGTCCTTGTTGATCTGGTGGGTAATACGTCAAAACCTCCATGAATCCTACTATCTGATCCCATCTTGGAAATTCTGGCACCCGATATGGTGACGTTGGTGAGCCAGGGGGAGATTGTTCAACGAGTCCTGATCTATAGCCTGCTTCGTAGGCTTCGTGTAGTTTTTGTCTAAAATGCATTTTTTGTTCCTTGTTTTGAAAGACTAAATCTATTTATTTAATCCACGCTTTTCAAGAAGTTCGCTAAAGTTCTTGTTCTTTGTGCCGCCATCATACGACCATGCGTAGCCCTCTTCGATCATTTGCTCATTCAGAGATACATCAGCGTCACCGACATACAGCCAACCGAGTAGACGACCATACTTACCGAAGCCGCCATCAAGTTCAGTGCGAATGACTAGATCATCTTCGCCTGATATGGCACTTTCGAGTTTGTCTTTGAGCCAGTTTGTTGCATCAAGACCGAGAGCCTTTTCTTCGAGGTCTCTTGTTCTCTTCTCTGGTGTATCAACGCCTGCAACACGCACACGCTCTTTCTTTGACAGATCAAAGCCGAGATCAATTACAACGTCGATTGTGTCACCGTCAACAACTCTTGCAACTTCGGTGACGCGAAAGTTGTAGCATGATTTTCTACTAGGTGGTTTCATTTGTTTTCCTATCTTAGAATGGTCTGTAACCACCAGGGAAAGGACCCTTTGGCGTCATTGCCTTACCAACTGCTGGTGCGTTATTCATGATAAATGATCCAGAGTCATAGACCCCTGAGGCACCTAAAGTTTTACTAACAATTGGTCTTCTACCGAACGCCAACGCTCCTCGACCCAATGTCGCTAAGATGGGCATGAGACCAATGGCCTCCTCAAGTTCTTCATCGCTAAGATGGGTCGCCTCATTGTACCCTTCCATATACGCTTCTTTAATAAGTTGTCTTTGTTCTGGTGTCATTTCGTTTTCCTTGTTTAGGGATCTAGCAATGGTCCTAGTGGGTCAAAGGGATCATAGTCGGTAGGAGGTTCAGGAGGATCAATAAATCGTCCTATTTTTCGTCTATCATCAAGAACTCCCTGTGGTGATCTCGTATCACCGGGGAATGGTGGGCGACCGTGACCCGTTGGGTAATAGTCTGGGCCTGCGGGTTTAGGAAGACCAGTGTTTGGATCTAAGTGTTGAGTCACTCCTGGTGTTCCTCTCTTCTTGACTGGTCTTCTAAAAGATTTTCTTACAAAATCATAACCCTTCTTCAATCCTTTACCAATTTTAGGAATGGCAGAAATTCCTCTGGTTATGAGGCCAACAATCTCATCGAGTTGTTCTTCATTGATCTCGCCTCGTTCATAGGCCTCGTAGGCATCATCGACAGCCTCTTGTAGAGATTGCCTGTACCCAGCCTCATAGGCTTCTTGTAGTTGTTGTTTGAAGTTCATTTGTTTTTCTCTTTCGTAATCTTCTTCATCTTCTCAATGTATTTACGATACACAGCCGCTTCGGCTTTCTTGCCCATCACCCTTGCTCTTTGCTCCATTGCAATTGCGGCTTGCACCTTGTGTGCATGTGTTCGATTCGATGCTTCAATCTTTTTGACTGACGCTTCGGCTGTCTTGACATCTTTGAAACCAAGACCATGAATCGTGCCTTTTGGATTCTCATCAGTGTAGAGGTCGCTATGCGTATCAGGGTCTTGATTCTTGCGAGTCTTGGGTATACGCTTGCCCTCTGTGAGATATTCGAGAAATGATTTCATCCACCACCCTTTGCAATCATGATGGCTGCCATGTAGTCATTCGCGTCTTTTTTGTTCTTGTAAACCTTCTTGAGTTCTTTGCGATGTTTGCCCGTCTTAGTTAGCACACGCTTTCGCTTGCCACTTTTTGTCTTGACAAACTTATCAGCATAGACACCAAAGCCACCGCCTGGCATCTTTCTTACATCTTCTTCAAGATATTCAATGAAAGATAACATGATGATCAGGGTGTTTGAATGCCTTTTTCAGCCATGTAGCGAAGAAGGGCTTCCATCTCTTTGTTGGTCAATTTTCTACCGACCGAGGCTTCAACTGCTTTTCGAACTTTATCTGCCTGAACGAGAGCCTCTCTGTTTGCAGCAAAAGTATTCTTCAACTTTACCACATTTTTAAGTTTTTTGCCTTTCGATGTTCTCAAAAGAGTTTTAAACGCTGGCGCAAAACCAGCAAGTTTACCAATACCCTCTTCGATGGCTCTTTGCCGACCTTCTTTGTAGGCCTCTTCGAGTTGCACCCTCTTTTCGTATGCATTCATAGCGATTCGTAGTTGTTCGTAATTCATTGTTATATTCCTAACGAGTTGACTGTAAGTTGAATGAGGTTTGTGCTTTCATCAAGACCAGCCTTCTTTTGCCAAGCCTCTGACTCACTATCTTTCTTGATTGGGCCACCTTTTGCCCATGTGTGACATGCTCTCGCTGAGTGGCACTTGAAGTGATGCATCCAGCAGTAGCCAAGTTCGCCATCTTTGTCGAACGTGTCACCAGGCAAGCAATCTTTCATACGAGGTGAGATGTCAAAGGCGATGCAGTTGCCACAAAGCGATGACTTTGCAGCCTTTACTGTTGTCTTCCAATACTTGGCGATCTTTTCCCAGTAGTCGCCAGGCTCATCGACATTTAACGGACCATAATTAAACTTCTTGATCGTTGCATCACGATTCTTGGTGTTGAGTTCAAGATCCTTTGTCGCTGGCGGACACTTCATTCCGTTTTCTTGTTCAAGTAGTAGTCGTTGTTGTATGTGCATGTGTTATCCTATTGGTGTGTCTAGATCATCATCTGCTAGTTTTTTCAGGCGATCAGCCAAATCTCTGATCTCATCTGGCGTTAATCGAACGGGATTGCGATACCGTGCTTTTCGTGTATCGAGTGGCTGATCACCAATGACATCATCAACTGATTGTGGTGGGGGTGCAGTGGTGTCTGGGTTGCCAATCTTCACTCCTCCTTCTGGTGCAGGAACGAGAACATCACCTGCAACGTCGCGGTCTAGGTAGTTCTTCCTTGCTTTAAATTTTTTAACCGTACCTTTCGCACCGCTTAATGGTACATTGTCAGCCATGCCAAGAAGTCTTGCAAGTCTTAAAATACCACTCAATACGCCCTCATTCAATTCAGACTCATAGCCTGCTTCGTATGCTTCTTTCTTGATCACTTGCCCGACTTTTGCACCAGGCAGTTCCATCACCTTCTGACCAAACTTCTTTTTCTTTCTGGCTTCTTTTTCTGTCAAGCCAGCAGCGACGATAACACCCTTACTATCTACGATAGCGTGAAACTTTTGTCCACCCAATGCAGAGACTCTCGCAGGTCTCTTGTATACGTCCTGTTCATTCAAGCCAGATCTATATCCTGCTTCGTATGCCTCTTGTAATTGCTGTCTAAAGTTCATGTTAGTTTCCTTTAATCGAGACCTGGGCCCACCGGTGAGGCCATCAAATTCTTAAATAGATTCATCATCTTTCTGATGCGAATGGCGCGTCTGGCTCTTGCCTGTGCTGTTGAATTAACAAATGGTGGTTGAAATGGTGGTGCAGCACCTGATCCAGCAGATTGTTCATTCAAGCCAGATCTATATCCTGCTTCGTATGCTTCTTGTAATTGTTGTCTAAAGTTCATGTTGGCTCCTTCATGCCTTACAACCTATTTATTGAATTGCTGAAATCTATCTTTGTTCTTCTTCGTCACGGGAATCAACACCTGATAAGAGTGACCACCAACAACAATTTGCCAATCTACATCATTCGATTTGCACCAATCACAAACAGCCCAGCCCTTCTTGGCTTGAAATTTTTCGCCTGTTGGTTGATAGTTGCCATACGCATCAGTGCCTGCATCATCAACCATAATCGAGCCACCTTCATGCACACGATTCGCAATCAACTTAAACTCATTCATGATGTGCCATGGATCGTTTACACTATCAAGAAGAACAAAGTGATACTCGTCTTCATCTTCTTTCAAATAGTTCAAAGAGTCGCATTCAATCCATGAAACATTCTTGACATCACCACAAATATTCTTCGACACCTCAATGTGCTTCGGTTCAATATCAAGAGACTTCAAGTGACCATCATCACCAAGAGTTTCAGAGATATGGCGAGTGCTTTCATGCTTCTCATGATACGAACGAATAGTGCCTGTCTCAAGGCAATTGAGTGGTGTTTCAAATTTCTCTTTGAGTGTTTTTACTTCTTCTTTTACTCGATGCATAATGTAAATCCTTTGTGTAAATGTAGGGGGGTAAGTAGGGGTGTTTAGTATGGAATCCCTTTTTAAAACGCCAATAAAAATGATTCCAGCGTGGTGTCCGTTGGAGACTCACCTGTGAATATTTAGTTGAGCCAATCACCATCTGACCTCGCAGGCGCCTCAATTTTTCACCGAGTCGGTTGCACGGGCCGTGGATCGTAAAGTCAAAAAACCTAAAAAAAGCCCGGCATCTCTGCCGGACTTCGTGACTGTATTCAGTTGTCGAGTTTCTCTCAGGACGCGATGGCAGCAACGAACTGGCTAGCGAACATTCTCGCAGCCTTGTTACCCCCAAGAGACTTCTTGAACGCCGACTTGGCAGAACGCAGGGTAACCTTCTTGCCGTTCGCACCCAGATTGCCCATGTGGTCAGTCTGGTCGATTTTCAGGTTCTTGCCAGCGACGATGAAGTGGGTATCGAAGCCAGACCAGCCAGACTCGCAGAAGCCGAAGTCGAGCATGCTCTTGGCACGCTTGGCAGCCATCTTGGGATCGATGTTCTTGAGGGCTTGACGGAACTCACACGGGATGTCCCAGGTGAAGCCATTGTCAGTATCGTTCACGACATCATTCAGGGCAGCCTTGGTCTTCTTCGAAGTCAGAGACTCATGAGTGACCCGAACGCCGAGCAGGTTACAGCCAGTGCGGTCTTTCAACAGCGCCAGCAGAGCATCATCCATGTTCTTGTAAGCCTCGCGACCCATCGACTTGCCCTTAGAGTTGACGGGGTACTGCCTGTGAGTCTTGGGATCGACGAGAACCGCATCGTTTTCGTAGCCGAGATCGCCTTTGTAATACAAGGAATCGCAGCCGTCGCCGTCAGTCAGGAACACAGTATTCATGACTTGGACGCCGTGACGCTCTTGGAACTGAGCGACCAGAGAAACGGCACAGACCATGCATTCTTGCAGAGGAGTGCCAGTCAAGCCCAAGTATGAGGGGCGAGCCGCATTGAAGCGAGGAATGTAGGAGTTCTTAGCGTAGCCACCCCATTCGGTGTCCATGAACGAATCACGAACAGCGATCAGGTTGCGGAACATCGCCTGCCACTTGCGACCCTTGAGGTCAGTCGAAGCGAGATGCCACAAGCGGTGAGTACGAGAGCCGCTGTAGGCCGACACCCAATTCTTGAAATCATGACCGCTCTGCTCGGCATCGGCCCAGGGGTCACGATGCACACGCTTGTCGGCGAAGGCGTAAACGTCACAAGGAACGCCAGCACGCTTGCAGAACGAAATCATATTCAGCAATTGGTCGAGCGTATCAGCCATGACGTTATCCATCGAGCCAGACCAGTCGATGAAGAACACGAAGCCGTGATTCTTGCCATCACGAACGGTCGTGCGGGTCTTGAAAATATCGTCATTGAAGCGATACTCGTGGAGACGATTCATGTCGAGAAGGCCAGTCTTGCCCGTCTCGGTTCGTCGCCACTCGTCAGCCGCTTTTTGAATGTCGAATTCTTTGACCATCGTGCCAACAGCGCCTTTGTTGACGCGGTCCCAAGCCGCTTCGCCAGCAGCGAGGTCAACCTTGCGAGAAGACCAGTGCTGGAAGAGATTGGCGTGCAATTCTTCGCACGGCACGACAATGCGATCAAGATTGGCTTCGGGCAATTCGATATTGCCAGTGCCACGCTGAGACTGAGAAGCGATGTCCTTCAATTTTTGATTGAAGTGCCGTTGAGTCCAGCCTGGTTCGTCGCAAGCGCCTGAGCCATTCTCTTCGGTGCTGCCCGAGTCAGTCTCGGAAGACTCAGGGTCGTCAGGTTGAGTCTGGCGAGACTCGCCTTCGGCATTCGAACCGTCGTCTTCTGCCTCGTCGGCAGAATCCATCGAGCCGTCGCCCTTGGTCTCTTCGCCCTCGTCGGAGCCTTCGCCTGACTCGTCGCCGCTTTGCTCGCCAGTGTCGCCCTCATCGTCACCCGAACCAGACTCTTGATCGTCTTGGTCATCGGACTCGAAGCCAGGGGCAGACTCGCCCTGGTCATCGTCGCCTTCGAATGAATCTTGAGGGGTCTCAGGCTGGTCTTGCTCTTGCTTCGAAAAGTCGAACAGGTCTTGAGCCAGCGACTGAACATCAGCCCAGGTCGAAAGATCGTCGAAACGATCAAGCCAGGCTTGCTCATCAGCAGAGAACTGAACGCCCGATTGGGCGCCAGCCTTGAAGTGAATGTTGAGTCGGTCGAGAAGGTGAATGCCCTCAGGCGACAAGTCTTTCTCGGAAGCACCGAAGAAGTCCTGCGCCCAAAGGGCCCGATAGCCATGCACAAACGAACGACGAAGCCCAGGGAACTGGGCTTGAATCAGGCGCTCAATACGAACATCCTCGACGATGTTGAGGCAGGAATGAGCGAGACCTTGCAGCGATTTGACGCCACCGGAGACTTGCTCGACACCTTGTTTCCACTCGTCGAGTTTAGTATTAAGAGCATGAGACACCTCGTGGCCGACGAACAGGTCGTAAACCTCAGGGGTCATATTAGCCAAGACGGGCATCGTAAGCGTTCGATTCTGGAGATCGAACGATGCCGTCTCGGCTTCACCGTTATGCACGACCGTCAAATTCTCACCCGCAAGCAAGCGGGCGAGCATATCTTTCGAATGTCTTTGTCGATCAGTCACGCATCCATTATACCATGCAAATCGACGCTGGCAAGTGCAGAATGCGAAAAATCGACATTTTCTCCAGATTTTTTGGATACCCTAACAGACCCCTAACAGAGAGCGTCAAAAAAGGGGGAGGGATGAACGGGCGCGGGCGCCCGCGTGGTACCATCTTTTTGACAAAAAACAAGTAAAAAACGTCAAAAAAGCCAAAAAAACTGGCTTTTGACGCAAAAAAACACGATTTTTGACGTAAAAACGCACATGCCAAAAAATCTGGATAAAATGCTAAAATTCGTCTAAATCGACTTGCAGATCGCAAAACAGATGGTAAGATGGCCTATGTGACGGGGCGATTGTCGCCCCCGACATTCTCGCTTTTCTCTTGAAGGAGACTCAACCTTGCCTAAAGTTGTTGATCGATCCGAATTCTTGACTGCTGCTGCGGCTGAGGGCTTCGGGTCGGGTTCTACTCTTACTCGCCAGCAAGTGAAAGATGTCGCCGCTAAACACGGCGTGACTCTTCCCCGCTGGTTGCTCAATGACGAGCAGTATCGAGCATCCCGAGGCGTCTATATGCTTCCGACTGCCGACCAGGCTTCTGCGCCTGCGCCGGCTGCTCCTGCACCAGTGGCTGCTCCAGCCCCTGCTGCCCCTGCTCCCGTTGTTGAGATGGCTCAGTCCGATGCGACCGTCTCGGTCATGTCGTCCATTGCGGGCCAGACTGTGCCTGCGAAGATTCCGAACTATGTTCCGTTCGGTCACTTCGACGATGTTCGTACGGTTCTTGCTTCGAACCGTTTCTACCCGATGTTCGTGACTGGTCTTTCTGGCAACGGCAAGACCACGATGATCGAGCAAGCCTGTGCGGCTCTCGGACGCGAATGCTTCCGCGTCAACATCACCAACATGACCGATGAAGATGAACTTCTCGGTTCGTTTGTTCTCGAAGATGGCAAGACGATCTGGAAAGATGGTCCTGTCACCCTCGCAGCCCGTCGCGGCGCTGTGTTGCTTCTTGACGAGTACGATCAAGCCACGCCGAAGACCATGTGTCTTCAGCCTGTCCTCGAAGGCAAGCCCTTCTTGATCAAGCGAATCAATGAAATCATCACGCCTGCTGCTGGCTTCACCGTTGTCGCTACTGCCAACACTAAGGGGCAAGGCGACGAGACTGGTCGATTCATCGGCGCCAACGTTATGAACGAGGCTTCGCTCGACCGCTTCCCAGTGTGCCTTGAGCAAGAGTATCCCTCTCGCATCACTGAGCGCCGAATCGTTCGCGGCATGATGAAAAATCTTGGCTGCGACGATGAGAACTTCGCTGATTGCCTCTCGAAGTGGGCTGAGACCACGCGAGAACTTTACTTCGAGAGCGGCGAAGGTGAGATCATCACCACTCGACGCCTTGAGCATGTCGTCGGCGCGTTCGCTATCTTCGGCGACCGCATGAAGTCAGTCGAGATGGCTACTGCCCGTTTCGATCAAGAAACCAAAGAGGCGTTCCGCGACCTCTACACCAAGATTGATGCCCAGACTGTTCCGGCTCAATCTGAGCCCACTGAGTCTGAGCGTGTCGCCTCAGGCAAAATCTCTGCCCGCGTGCCTTATGATCAAAAAGATCAGGCCAAGTCGTTCGGCGCCCGCTGGGAGCCCGATACCAAAACTTGGGGTATCGACCTCGACAACGCCAGCGACGAGGCGAAAGAATTCTTCTCTCGCCACGAGTGGGTAGCCACTGAGGAGTCGCCCTTCTAATGTATTGGCGACTTCTCAACCAGACCCTTCAAGAGAACCGTTGGCTCATCGTCATGGGGGTGCTCCTGTGACGATGAAAGCCGACGCGGCCATCGAGTACGATGGCCACTCTGGCCACTATGTGGTTCAATTTCTGACTCGCCAAGAGTCCTCTGCAAGCCTCAAAAAGGTGGTCGTTTACGCCACCCGCGAAGAAGCCGAAGCAGCATCCGACACGTGGATTCAGAAAAATTATATTCTGAATTCTGAAAATCTTCTTGACACAGACCAATCCGAGGGTAAAATCTAACTATGCAAGGCAACTACGACCGACATTCTTACAACCCATACGAGACTCTCGACGACGAGATGTCCCTCGATGCCAACGATCCAATGAACTATGATCCAGAGGACGAAGATCTCGAAGACGATGTTGACGATGCCTACTTTGGCGAAGTCTACGAACTCGAAGACGACTACTCTGATCCACACGATTACTGGGACGCACAACCCGGTTTGTATTGAACACTTTTTCACACCACTTTTAGAAGGAGCATTTAATATGCCACGCAACTCACAACCCCTTACTGAACAAATCACTTCCTTTGTCGCTGCTGCTCGTACTGCGGGCTTCAGCCAAGACACCATGACCCGTGCTGACTGCCTCGCTGTTCGAGAGGCTACGGGTCATACTCTTCCTCGATGGCTTATGAAAGACTCTGATCGTCGCGTCTCTAAGGGCGTCTACTCGATCCCTGAACTGGCTGCTGAGCCAGAACAGGTCATGGCAAGCGAACCTGCTGCCGAGTCTGTCCCACAGCCTGAGCCTGTGGCCTAAGTTTCATCGCCGCAGGGGTGCGTCTGCGAGAAAAACGCACTCGGCTTTGGTAACTCAATTGGTAGAGTAACCGGCTTTTAACCGGTAAGTTGAGGGTTCGAGCCCCTCCCGAAGCACTTCGACGAGCAACTCTATGGACTGACATAGGGCGGAAACAAAAAATCGTGGCAAAAAAAGCCGCTCCAACCCCAAGACTGGATTTCCCCATTTTTACTTCGGCCCCTCAAACTTTTGCCTTGACAAATTCAGAGATTGAGACTATCCTTCTTTCACTGAACCTTCTTGGCTTCTCTGCCTTTCTCTACATCATGCTTTCAAACAAGGGTGACTCTTGAACGAACACGACCTTCACACAACCTTTCTTGAAGAAGCCGCCGAGAACTACTTTCGTGAATTCAATTCGGACGATAGATCTCGTTGGCATTCAGAGTCAGAGTATACCCGATTGAAAGAATACTCAAGACCTGAATGGGAAAGAGATAACGATCAATTGACAACCGATGTGCCACCACGCGGCTGTCAGAATCCTGCTGAACTCGAAAAAGAACTCGGTAAAATTTTCGCATATCTCGAAGGTTGGCACGAACTGAGTATGGCTTACCCACGTTATGGAGTGGGACCCGTCGATCCATACACACAGGCCATGTTCAACCCTCGCACTTTTCGTGTGATGACTTTCACGGAGACTGAAAAAGACTCAACGGGTACGATGCTGTATGATGTCAAGGTTTACTCATGGGGCGATGAGAGAATGCACATTAGCCCTGGCAATTTTGACATCGTTGGTTCTTTTCACAAAGCCTCTGCGGGTGCTTGTCATGAGATCTGGAAGGCAAACGTCAAGCATGGTTGGGTGCCTGTGAATGAATGGTTGACCGACTACTCAGAACGAATGAAACCCGCTGAGGAAATGGAGCGAATTCAATAATGGAAGAAACAAAGAACGAGCCAATGAAGTTTGTGAGAACTTTGAAGAATGAGAAGATGGATGATAAAGGGTCATGGATCTACCAGACTCTTTGGTCTTATGAGCCAGATGGCTTGAATCCGATGCACGTTGTTGTCTCTTCCTCTCGCATGCGAGTCAAACAAACAGACGAGCGGTACGAGGTCAATGAGACTATGGTGTTCAAGTCGAACTCAGAAGGCGACTTTGAAGGCTCTGATGATATCGACGTTTGGTATCCAGCAACAAAGAGCCTGGTCGATATGCGAAAGTTTGCCGAGACGGGTTTCGGACAATTGTTGAGCATCGCCACTGAAGGCAAACAAGGCGCAGAGGAGCCACCCTTTTGATGAACGAAACAAAGACCCTTCAAAAGAAAATGCTTGAAGAGAAAATGCAAGGCCTCATGTCGTTTTCGATTGAAGATCGGATCGAATGCAAGAAGGCGCATCTTGATGCTCGCATCTTCACTTGGATGGGTTTTGATCTTGATGGTCCAATTGAAATGTATAGAACAAGCCAACTCAGTTATGTTCCTCGTGAAGCCAGAAAGATCTTTTGGTTTCATCGCAATTGGGAAAATAGACCCATGCAAAAGATTCTTGTGCAAGAGGGTCGCTTCGGTGGCGCAGAGTTTCGATATATGACACTGAAAAATGTGAGAGACTTCTGGCGTCGAATGCCAGTCAACGGCTGGAGACCTGGTACTATGCTTTCTATGGATAGAGAACGAGACAAAAATCTTTTTCAAGTCATGGTGTCAAATCGGCAACCGGCTGACCTCAGGTCGTCCACTGACCATTTTCGTATGCCCTACAATCCCACCAACGTAGCCTTGGAGACCGTTCTCAAGCCTGCTCGCGGTAGACGGCCACGAAAGTCTTTCAACCCGGCTTACACAACATCATGAAGAACGAATATTACCTTGTGAAATATACGCCATACTGGGCAACCACTGATGCATCAGGACCTGATTATCCTCATGGGCCTAATTATCGCCAAGACTGGGAACAACTCCAAGTTCGAGGTTTCGTGAAGTGGGATGATGACGAAGAGGTTATCATTTCCGATTTCAGCATCCTCGAAAGAAAACCCCCTGTGCCTGCACAAGCAAAGAAAAGAACAGTCTCTGGCAAGCGTGCTGCCTCTTGGAAAATATCACAGGCCAGAGATCTTTGGCGCCAATTCTATCATCAAGGATTCAGAAGAATTTCGAAAGAAGAACTTGACAAATGCACAGATGAGGGTATCATTGAGAGAGTAAAGAGCAAACAAAAGGAGACAACTCTTGACTGACAAAGAAAAAATCTACATGGATGTTTGCGATCCAGCAGACAAAGAGTGTGTGTCTTACGCACTGTCGGATGTGACTTTCACTGGCTACTTCTATCCTGGCTCTAACCCAGCAAGCATGTGCAAGATTCGTCTTTCGTGGTGTGATGACATCATGCAAACGCCAATCGTCTCAAGTGTTGAGATTCTTCGTGATACTGACGTTTGGGAAACCATCACCGATGATGTTGAGCATGATTATCTTCTCGATAATCTTTGGCCATGGATTCAAGATATTCGTGACTCATTCAACAATCAAAAAGTCTGTGACACAGATTGCTGCAAAGAAACAGGCTGTCAAAAAGATATTCCTGGACAGCGAACATTTAACTTCAACAATGACGGGGACGTGACCGTCAATCTCTCAACCTGCTTGGGGCGAGAGTCATTGGATAATCTTAACACCATCGCTTCGAATGAAGAATGGTATCGCTACAACGGCTATCAGTAAGGAGAAAAACTGTGCCCTTTCGAACAACCGCAACGTCAGATCAAATGAACAAAGTTATTCGTATGCTCCCTCAAATCGAACGCCTTTTCGAAGCAGAAGATGGCTCTACTTGGTCAAATGAAGAGGTGACAAATGTTGGCGATTTGATTCTTGAGATGGTCTGTCGAACTGTCGTGATGGTAGACAAGCCTGTTGGTTGGTTTACCGACGAAGAATTGAATGAATACGAATACTACATCAAGCCTAGAATCAAATCACTTGTTAAAAAGATCGCAAGTCTTGGTTTTCAACCATTGGTTTTTGATGACAACGACAAGGATACTCACATTGAGTTTACCGATTCTGATGGCAACTACGAAGATTGGTCAGAAGATCATGACTGAAAGGTAGAGTGAGACATGCCAAGTCACTAAAATGGCTTTCCTAGTGACGGAGAGTGAAGTCACCAGAACAGCACCCGATTGGGTGCTGTTTTTGCATAAATAGACATAACTGGAGATAATGTATGACCCCTTCACAAAGACAACTTATCAAAGAAGCATACCAAGCGGGTTACTACGGTGCTTTGAACGAGGCACCATCACGAACTACGTTGCGGTTTCTTAAAAGACTTGCCGCCAAGGTCGCTAAGGAAATGAATTTAGAAAAACAAGGTTTCACCCTCAACAGAAAGGGTAACATAATTGATCCAGCCACAGGTAAAGAGGTAAAGGGAAGTAAATATATGGGAAATGTGATGAAAAGACGGTCAGAGATTCTCAGAAAGTCAAAAAAAGGACTATTCAATCCAAAAAACCCAGATCTTGATACCCCAATCGATGATGCGATTGATGCCTTGAAAAAACGATTAGATGACGCAGATGATATTGATTTGGACGAACCAATCGGGTAAGGAAACACGATGACACCAGAACAAAGACAAATGATCAAAGAAGCATACCAAGAGGGCTATTATGGTGCTTTGAATGAGATATCTTTAAAAGGTATTATCTCAGCGTTGAGGGGGTTGTTTAAAGGTGCTAAGACTGCTTCTAAGGCTCCTAAAACTAAAAGAGTCCCAGGTTTATTTCGAGGAAAAAGAAGAGGCATCCTGAACATAGGCAGTGGAAGTCCATTTCCTGGAATGAGTGCGTCTACCGACGAAATCATTCAATGGATCGCTAACAATAGACTTTACTTACTACCAGAGGATCAAATAGAAAATTATCTGAGAATTTTATCCCTGTATAGGCAAGGTGTAATACAAGAAAACGATTTTCTATTTGCAATGAAAACATTTTTTCAAGATCTTCCCATCAGACGTAGACCTGGGGGTGGGTCTGGTCCCCAAATAGGTCCTGGGTTCCCTGATGGTGATCCTGATATTCCAGGTATAGATTTATAACTTTACAACCCAACTTTTGAAGAGAACAAAAATGACACCAGAACAAAGACAAATGATCAAAGAAGCATACCAAGAGGGTTACTACCAGGCCTTAGATGAGGGTTTCTTTTCACTTTTAGCGAAACTTCTCAAGGGTGGCAAGACTGCTACCAGGGTCCCTCCTACAACCGGCGTCGGTGATATTCTTAACAAGATAGATGATGTTAGTAAACGATTAGATCGAGTAGATGACCTTGATTATAAAATTCCAGACATTCCTGAACTCATGAAAGACAAGTATGGTGTTGGTGGAACCATTAATGTTGGTAAGGTCGATGACATGCTATCCAAAGATATAACTTTAGACAGATTGATAGGTGATCTGAAAAGACGAAAAAGAATGAATGATTTTGCTGATGAACTTGGTCTTGATCCAGATGATCTTGACATAGATGGCGCTATGGACGACTTTGATGGTTTTGATCCAGACTTTCCAGGATAATTTCAATTTAAGGAAATAAAATGGCAGAGTACGAAGGTAAAGAAGTCAAACTAAACGACCCTTTTAGATTGCCGTCAGGCTCTAAAAAGAAGTTTGGTGTGTATGTCAAAAACCCAAAGACGGGTAATGTGATCAAGGTCGAGTTTGGCGATCCTAATCTGTCAATCAAAAGAGATGATCCTGAGAGACTCAAAAACTTTCGTGCGAGGCACAACTGCGATCAAAAGACCGACAAAACCACACCTGGTTATTGGTCTTGCAAGTTCTGGGAGAAGGATAAGCCTGTTTCGAAACTTCTCAAAAAGGGTAAAGTCGAAAGCGTCGGTGAAGGTTGTGGATGCGATGAATGCATGAGCGAAGATAAACACGATAAGAAGGGTAAGGATATGGATCCAAGAAAACATGTTGCGTTGAGTAAAAAGAATCCTGGAATGTATTGTGTGTTTGATATCAAGGGTCGAGAGGTCAAATTGTTCAAGAAAAAATCTGACGCAGAGGCATACGCAATCAAAAACCACGATGAGTTGATGAAAGAAAGTGTGAACGAAAGTAGAAAGAAAAAAATAACTTATGTTATCAACCGCAGAACAGGTGAGGTTGTTTATGGTCCTACAGATGTCGCAGACGCAAAGCAGTTTTTGAAAAAACAACCACAGCCCAGAAAGTTCGTGATTCGGGACATCAGAGAATCTGTGCAACTTGATGAGCAAGGTTCAATTGTGAAGACATTCGGAAACACAAGAGACTACATGCCTCTGATCAAGAAGTTTGGTATGGAAAAACAGTTTCGAAGTATGATGAGAGATCTGAAAAAGTTTGGTGAATCGGGTGACGGTCTCATCATGATTTACTCAGATAAAATGCTTGAGTTCATTATAGAACCACTTGAAGACAGCCACTATGTAACCAAAGCGGCACAGCGAGGTGGTCCTATGACAGGAAAAAATCTTGTCAAGAAGGATGTTCGGGCGCGGGGGGCTAAAGGAGTCGATGCGAGAGTGATTGCATTCAAAGAGTCTGAGTATAATCCTCTTGATGAGCAAAAGATTCGAACACAAGTTGAATTCGATAGCCTCACCGACGCTGTAAAGAGTGTCAAGTTTCACCCAACAAGAGACAAGGGTCGTGAAGTTGCAATCTATCTAATTCCAGGATCAGGATCAAAGAGAACGATGCGTACCTCAGCAGAAAGGCCGTCAGGAAAAAAAGTGGGATCTGTCGATTTTCAGAAAAAGGGAGTGTATACCACAGTCACCTTACCAAACGGGCCTTTCGAAAAGATTCTCAAAGCAAAAGGCGCAAAGCGTATCGCCACAGTGAAAAATGTGGATGGCAAAGCAAAAGTTCTCAAGGAACAGGTCAAATCAATGGATCAAAAAAAGGCTAAAAAAATATACGATAAGTTAAAAAAAGGTAGCGAGATCGAAGTCAACTTTGGTAACTTTATGCATAGTGGTGGTAAGCCTATCGTTCTGAAAGTGACTAGCGGACATCGCATTGTCGGTAAGTCGAAAGTCGGACGCATTATTCTTGTCAACCCTGAAAACCCACGTGGTATGAAATACAAACTGTTCAATAGAGATGGTAATATTTCTTTAGCACAAGGTGACATGGCAACTATCTTGAAAGATATGAATATTATCAAAGAGCAAAGAGTGATTCAAGAAAGTGGCCACGAAGATGTACCGTCAGCAAAAAACAAGGTGATGATGAACCTTGTCTCATTGAAAAAGATTCACAAAATTCTTTGCTGCATGAATCCTCATGCCTCTCTTCCATCATGGCTCACAGATAAACTCACAATCGCCACAAGTAAACTTGACACGGTTGGTGACTATCTTGAATCACAAGTCATGCAGAGCGAATCAACTGATCCCAACTTCTGGTTGATCGAACTCAACGAAGATGAAGATGATAAGAAGAAGGGCAAGAATCCAAAAGGCACAAAGTATTACACAAAGAGCGGCAGAATCAAGAAGTCACCAGAAGATAAAGAAACTGGACTGCCGAAAAAGTATGTTTCGAGAATGACAAAGGCTGATGCAAAACAAAAAGCAGCCGAGATCAAAGCCCGTAAAAAATATGACAAAGACGACCCTCGCAGATACAAGCCCACAGAAGTTGATAAGAAGTATGCTGGCAAGGGCGAGAAGTCTAAATATACTAAGGCATACGACAAAATGTTCGGAAAGGACGACGATTGATGAACTACAGATTTCTAATCACAGAGAAGGTTAAAGGCCTTGAAAATAAATCAAAACAAACTGGTGTCCCATACGGCATTTTGAAAAAGGTGTATGATCGAGGTATGGCTGCTTGGACAGGTGGCCACAGACCTGGTATCGGACAACATCAATGGGCATTCGCTCGCGTCAACTCTTTCTTGACAGGTGGTAAAACACAAAAGACTGCCGATAAAGATCTCTGGGCAAAAGTTCCTGCGGGTGCTAAAAAAGGTATCAAAGGTAAACTCAAGAAGAAGCCTAAGAAGGAATCAATGCACGAATCGTATGATCATATGAATGAAGGCCTTGACGATCTAGCAGCAATCGCAAAAGCATTGATTAGAGCCGTGACAGACGAGAATATATTGGCTTCTAGACTTGGCCTTGGTAAAACACCGAAACCAAAGGCCGGTGATATCGGTAACAAGATTCGAAAGTCGATCAGGAAAGGTAAGTTACCAGGCACAACTGATGTGGTAGATGATAATCTTGATGTCCCGCTTGATGATCTGATTGATCGCCTTAAAAAACAAATAGATGACGCAGACGACATTGATATTGACACACCAATGGGATAAAAAATGACACCATCACAAAGACAACTAATTAAAGAGGCATACCAAGAGGGTTACTACCAGGCCTTAGATGAAGGTGTGGGTGGTTTCTTTAGATTTCTGAGGAGTCTGTTCAAAGGTGGTGATGCGGTCGGTGATAGCGTGTCTGCTGCCAAAAATCTTGCAAAGAAAATGGACAAACAAATAACAAAAAATGCCAAGTCCGTTTTGAGAGGCGATCTAGCCCCCGAACAAGTTTTTGATTCTAGTATCGAACAAAGTCTAATGAAGGCAGTTGAGATAGTCCTTAATGAAAGACAGAAACTTTTAGGAAGACCATTCACCGATGATGAAATCATGAAACTTCTTGACGAGTTTGGCATCGGTTATTTGTTTGATGACTTTAAGAGATTTATTGATCCACCAGGTGTCATAGGTAAAATTGGCTTCGACGACCTACCCTAAGTGAGTGAGGAAACATCAGTGACACCAGAACAGCGAAATCTTATCAAAGAAGCATACCAAGAGGGTTACTACCAGGCCTTGGATGAGGGTTTGGGTGGTGCCATTAGATTCTTCAAGAATCTTTTTAAGGGTGGTAAAGCAACAAGAAGAGGATTGATAAACTTTGGTGGTAAACTTCCAGAACCTAATGATGCTAACGCATTTAAGAAGCAGGCAGATATTCTTTTTGATAGATTGTTGAATAGTCTCAACACAGACGTAGACAACTATTATCAGGACCTAGGACCAACCGCTTCCGATATTGTGGATAAAATAGGAGCGTCAATTGATGATCTTTTTTATCGAGTGCAGGCTGGTGAATTGACGAATAACCAGGCTATCTTAAAATTGATGAAGCGTCATCCATCGTTTTTTGATAACTTTGGCACTGCAACAGGATCAAGATTTGATGACCTGCCTGGTCTAGACCCTTAATTGAAAAAGCCTGAGAAAAGTTTTGCAAAACGCATAAATAGTTGTATACTTTACACATAATAATTATGAAAGGAATGAAGTATGGTATCTACAACTAGAGGCTTTGGATTTGGTGGAGGTTCTGTTTCGAAGAACGTCACCGATGCAGTCAACAAAACATACGAAGAACTTCGTCAACTTATCAAAGAGGCTTATGAAGAAGGTGTCGTGAATGGTAAGAGCGGAGATTTTAACGGCGAGGCAAGCGAAACCTTCTCAGAAACCTTTGTCGCAAAAAAACTCGAAGCAATCAAATATCCAGACATTTGATCGGCTGAGACATGCCCGTAAATGATGATAAAATCGTAATTCAGGCAGAACAAATGCTACTGAACGATGTTCTATTTGCCACAAAAAAAGATGGTGAATGGATCATTGATGAAATGGCAGAACAAGCCTTGAGCAAAGCACAAAAAAATGTGCTTCGAAGAAATTTGCAAAATCTGGCCACAAGTGCTTTTCGTGTTGGGCAGGCTTTGCAAGGTTGTGTTCTTGGGAGTGGCAACATTCTTAATATTGAAGGAAGAACTCAACTAGAAAGTCCTAAAAACTGATTGACAAGAAATTTTTCTACTGTATGATGTGTGAAACTAAAGGAGTTTATGTGAATGAAAATTTCTAATGACACGCTCGCTATTCTTAAAAACTTTGCGAGTATCAATTCAAATGTCTTGATCAAACCAGGCAACATGGTCAAGACTATCTCGCCTGTGAAAAACGTTTTGGTTGAGTCTCATGTGACAGAAGATTTTCCTGTCGAGTTTGGTGTGTGGGATCTCAACAAGTTTCTTGCGACGGTCAATTTGTTCACCGATCCAATCTTCAACTTTGAAGACAAGTATGTGACAATCTCTGAGAGTGGCAAAACGAACTCGGTCAAGTATTACTATGCCGATCCGTCTTTGCTTACCGTGCCTACCAAAGACATCAATCTTCCAGAATTTGTGATTGAGTTTGATCTCACACAAACCAATTTTGGTAAGTTGACACAGGCGGCATCTACGCTTGCCCTTCCTGATCTCGCTGTTGAGACAGGTAATGGTGAAAGCCGACTTCGTGTGTTTGACAAGAAAGATCCTACGTCAAACGATTACAGCGTGACTGTCGGTGAGTGTGCCGATGAAGAAAGTTATTCGATGTTGTTCAAAGTTGAAAATCTTAAGTTGCTTCCTGGTGATTACAAGGTAAGTATCTGTGAGCGTCAAGTTGCACAGTTTGAACACAAAACACTTCCCGTAACCTATTGGATTGCTTTGGAGCCTGATACAAAGTATGGAAAGTAAATTCGAAGAATCTTTGTTTGTCGAAAAGTATCGACCGAGAAAGATCGAAGATTGCATCCTTCCCGTTGCGGTGAAGGATGTTTTTCGATCTATCGTGGATAGTGGCAAGATGCAGAACCTACTGCTTGCGGGTGGTGCAGGCTGCGGAAAGACCACTGTTGCTCGCGCCCTTTGCGATGAGATGAATCAAGAGTATTTGTTCGTCAATGCATCCGAAGAGAGCGGCATCGATACTCTTCGCACAAAGATCAAAAACTTTGCAAGCACGGTTTCGCTTGGTGGTGAAAGTAAGGTTGTTATTCTCGATGAGGCTGATTATCTAAACCCACAATCAACACAACCAGCGTTGCGTGGATTTATTGAAGAGTTCAGTCGAAACTGTCGCTTCATTTTCACATGCAACTACAAGAACCGAATCATCGCACCTCTGCATTCTCGCTGTTCCGTGATTGACTTCAAACTCAACGCCAGCGACAAGAAGAAAGCGAGTGCTGACTTCTTTGTTCGCCTGAGAAATATTCTTGATGGAGAGAGTATCAAGTACGATGATCGTGTTCTGGTAAAACTTGTTCAACGTCATGCACCAGACTGGCGGCGTGTATTGAATGAGGTGCAACGATATGGTCAGTCAGGTACAATCGACGAAGGTATCTTGGTCAACTTCTCTGATGTCTCGGTCAACGATCTTATGGATCACATGAAAAAGAAAGACTTCAAATCAATGCGTAAGTGGGTTGTTGATAATATTGACAATGACCAAACACGAATCTTTCGAAAGATCTATGATCAGGTATCAGAGTTTGTAGAACCTGGATCAGTGCCTAGTGTGATTCTAATCCTGGCTGAGTATCAATACAAGTCTGCGTTTGTGGTTGATCAAGAAATTAATCTTGTTGCCGCTCTCACAGAAATCATGATGGGTTCACAATTCAAATAGAGAGGATAAGATGAAAGGTGAAATAGGAATTATAGGTAATGGTTTTGTGGGTGGGGCTGTAGCGTATGGCTTTGCAAATAAACTTCCTCTGGTGTACGATCTGAAACCAGAATTGTCTAAAAACACACTAGAAGAAGTCATGGGATGTAAATATATCTTTGTTTGTTTACCTACACCAATGGTTGAGGAGACTGGTGGTGAAGCAAACTTGAGTATCGTTGAAAATTGCCTAAAAGAAATAGGTAAATATTTTCTAGAGGATCAAGTTGTGATACTAAAGTCTACCGTGCCTGTTGGGACAACGAATGAGTTGGCTGTGAAATATGATCTAAAAAATCTGGTTCATTGCCCAGAGTTCTTGACTGCCGCTAATGCAAATCAGGATTTTGTAAACGCAGATAGAACCGTGATTGGTTTACCAGAACACAGTCACGAGAAATGTTTAGTCATGGTTAGACAACTTTTTGAAAATTGCTTTCCTAACATTCCTGTTTATACGATGTCCTCAAATGAGTCAGAGTTGGTGAAGTATAGTGCAAATTGTTTTCTTGCTACAAAGGTCATGTTTTTCAATCTAGTAAAACTGCTCAGTGAAAAACTTGATATGAAATACGAAAATATTCTTGACGGTGTTTTGTCAGACCCTAGAATTGGTAATTCACATACAAAGGTACCTGGACCTGATGGTGACTATGGCTTTGGCGGAACATGTTTTCCAAAGGATGTAAATGCGATGATCAAAACTTTAGACAAGCATGGCATTTCATCGGGGGTTTTGAGATCTGTGTGGACAGACAATATGCAATACAGAAATAATTGGGATTGGGCAGAGAGTGAATCTGCGGTCAAGAAATAAATATTATCATGACGATTGAAAGCGTATACGATCTATCCATAGAAGTTCACCTTCTTAAAAAGAAACATAACATTGAGGAGTTTTATGACAACATCAATAAACTCCTCGGAGATGCTGGTATTGAACCTATCGAAGCCGACTCACCCAAAAGCACCTTGACACTTGAAGATCGAATTACAATCAACTACGGCAAGATGATTGCAAATACACTCGACCGTGATGAAGTCACACTTGACGATTTGGACGATTATTGCAAATCATCGGAGTTTGATAATTATACACAAAAGCAAGAGTCCATTCTCAAAGAGGTGTGGGACATGTCCAAAGAATACTCTTACACCGAGTTTGTGAACAAATGCAATTCACTACGAAAAGAATTTTTTGAAGAACGTATTGATTATTTGTCCACACAGTTCATGTCAGGACCAATGGGTGTGATGTCTCTGGTTTTTGCACAGACTCGCGTACCAGAAGTTTTGTTGGGTGAATGGATAAGATCGACGCTACGAAAAGAAGAGGGCCCTGTTCCTGTGAAGTATGAAGATTTGAATGGTGAGATCAAAGAGGTGAGTTTGATACACACCGAAAAGACACCACCAGAAGGAAGGATTCATGGACAGAATCCATGTGATTCATTTCTGATCGACAACTTCTTTGACGGTGAAAACTGGGTCGAGATACCAGTGAAAATGATTATCTCAATCGAAAACAATGATCTGCCAGACATAGATTTTGGCGGTGGAGGGAATGTTTTGGCATGAATCTTGGTGATATACTCAATAGCATAAACTTTGGCAAGAATGATCTGTTTGGCGAAAACGAAGAAGTCATGAACAAAGCATACGTCCCATTCGTCATAAACCGCTCTTTATCGTATCATACAGACGGTGTGCTGCTCGCCAATGAAATGAATAAGCATACGCACATTGACAAGCGTATGCAGTACGACTTCTATCGTCATGCTCTGACGAAGGGAAAGCGATTCAGCAAGTGGCACAAATCAGAGAATGATGATGATCTAGCCCTATTGGCGAAGCACTACAGATGCTCTAGAGTCAAGGCAGAAGAGATAAAAAAGACTCTTAACGACTCACAAATCGAATCTATACGCCAACACTTGAAAGGTGTGAGCGACTAAAACACCATATTCTTCATTGGTTGGTTTTCATAAATACTTGGAAATCAAATGGAGATATCGGATGTTAAATGTAAATGATGTGGTAGATAGTCTGGTTGAGGTTACCCTCCCAGATGAAGAGGCGTTCTTGAAGATCAAAGAAACGCTCACACGCATCGGTATATCTTCCAGAAAAGAAAACAAACTTTGGCAGTCATGCCACATCCTCCATAAGCGAGGAAAGTATTATATCGTTCATTTCAAAGAACTCTTTATTCTTGATGGAAAAGAATCCTCTGTACCAGAGGATGATATTGCAAGAAGAAATAGAATTGTTCAACTTCTCGAAGAGTGGGGGTTGGTGAATGTGGTTGACAAAGATAAGATCAAAGATCCTTGTGCCTCTATCGCACAAATCAAAATATTGCCTTTCGCACAAAAAGATGATTGGACACTTGAAGCGAAATACAACATAGGAAAAAAGATTGATGAGCAACCAAAGACTATTGATTTCTGAGGCCGTTCACGCTTTATCTGAAGTGAAGGCTAAGTTTAAAGACTACAAAATGACCAAACAGCAGGCCGATAAATATCTAGGTAAAAAAGACTTTGTGGCAATAATGCAACAGACTAGAACCGGTGAATTTGAAATCGTAACCAATCGTGGTGCTGTTGCTGGACTCATTCGCAGAGGCTATGAAATTGTTGATATTCTGAAAGGCAAGTGATGGCAGAGGGTAAGGACAAAGATTGCAATTGTGATGAATTTGAAGATCTCAAGAAGCAACTTGAAGACTGTCTGAGGGCACGCCAAAGTGACAGAATAGATCACGCTAAAGAGAGAGAGCAAGATCTCAGGGAAGCGTTAGAGCGTTGCGAAGAGAGACAAGAAAAACTTCGTGAAGAACTTGACACCGCATACGAAGCGAAGCAAGAGGCTCACCAAGGTCGAAGCAAAGAAATTGAGTTGCTCAAGAAAAAGATCACCGGTCTGACAATCGGTGGTTCGGTCGCTGGCACTGTTATCGGTAAAGAAGCAATCGAAGAAATCATGGGTCTGAATGAGTCTGTTCAAGACTTGATGAATGGAAACATCCCAGGATCAGGTGGTGGTGGCGGAGGTGCTGGTGATGCTGGTGGTCTTGACGGGTCTGTTAGTATGGCGTCTGGAAGCGGTTCAGGATCTGACTCAGGTTCAGGTTCAGGTTCTGGTCTTGATATGAGCGGCGTTGTAGGAGACGCTGCGGCCGCTGGTGCTGGTAAGAAAACACCACAAGACGAACAACCATCCGATGAAGAAGAAAACGAAGAAGAGAGCGAAGAAGAGGAAGAAGAGGAAGAAGAGGAAGAAGAGGAAGAAGAGGAAGAAGAAGAGGAAGAAGAAGAGGAAGAAGAAGAGGAAGAAGAGGAAGAGGAAAAAGAAGAAGAGTCTGAATCTCCCTCACCACCACAAGAGATGACGATGGATCTGCCCATAACAACAGATCCAGAGGTACTGGCTTTAGTGCTTGAAGATATAGCAGCGGGAGAGGTAGATGATTGGATCATTGAATCGACACCAAACCTAATAGAGTCAATACCTGTGATAATGAACTCAAGACAACCAGATACACCCGAGATCATAGTTGAAGATTACATACCAAGCGATCCAGTTATGAGGCCAGTAGTCGTCGAAGAAGATCAGGGGTCAACATCAGAGGATGCTGCACCGCCAACACAAATGGCAGGTGTTCCTATTCCAGAGCCGGGGTCACTCATAGGAATAATCATTCTGGTGATTCTTTTTGAGTTAGGTAGAAAAAGAAAACAATGAAAAGATACAAACACCTAGTCGAAGATCTCAACGAAGCCTGCTGGAAAGGCTACAAGCAAGTCGGTATGAAAAAGAAAGGCAACCGAATGGTGCCTAACTGTGTGCCAGAATCTACAATCAACGAGAAAGATCTAAAGTATAAAGGCAAGAAGATGAAGAGTCACCTCGATAAAGCGAAGGCTAAACTTCGTGATCGTTATGGTGATCTCTCGGATGTAGACTATAAAAAGGCAATGAAGGTTGTGGGTTCAACTGCTGCTGCCCGACTCACTGCCAGAGGTATGTTGAAGCGTGCATCTGGTGAAAAGAAAAAGGGTAAACTTGGCAAGGCAGAACAACTTGACGAAATTAGACTAGACAAACTTCGCAGGTATGCAGAAAAACTTGCATCGAAACCACTCTTCGCAAAAACACTCATGAAGTTGACAAGAGGAAGTGCAAATATTTCTGACACGCTTTTGAAGTCGCCACTTCTCATGACGGTTGTGGGTAGATTTATTCCACCGTTCGGTAAAATGGATACAGACGATCAACAAACCTTATTGTCAATGGCAGCAGATATGATTGACACCGTATCACCATTTCTCACAATGTCGAATGATGAAAAAATGAATGACAGAGAGGAAATGCAAGAAGGTTTTGGTTCTCTTGCTAGATTATTCACTAAACTACTACCTATGACTGGTGCGGTAACGAGAGGAACAAAGGCAACAAAAACAAAAAATCTTACGAAAAGGCTGAACAGCCTAATCAGTAATTATCAAGACAAAACAGGGCATCGCATAGTTATCACGAAAGATGGACAGGCAAGAGTTTTCTTTTCCCAAAGAGGAGCCCCACCATATTTCAGTTCCCCCTTTGAAAATGTAGATAGCGTGAGACTGAGAGATCATAGCGGCGGTTTGGCAAGAGAAATTGAAAGTATTGTTCGTGAACTAAAAAACGCAGGGGCAGGATAATGACACCAGAACAAAGACAAATGATCAAAGAGGCATACCAAGAGGGTTACTACCAGGCCTTGGATGAGAATTTCTTGAGAGGTATTCTCGCAGCGTTGAGGGGATTATTCAGGGGTGGTAAAACAGTTAGTAATGTCCCAGTGCCAAAGAAAAAATTCAAACTGAAACCTCTAGATCCTCCAGAGCCGGTGTTTAAGAGAGGCAACATCTCAAGAACTGATGATCCATTCGGGCCGAATAAGTTGACGGCAGCAGAAGATAGATATTTGGCAAATCTTCAAGATAGAATAGATGATCTAGAGGGCGAAATAATAGATCAATTGGGAAACGACGGTAGAGAAATCATAGACAATGTGAACACAATTGGAAAAAATTTGCCACCTGAACAGAAAATCAACTACTACCGTGAGATTCTTCGTCAAGAGGCAGGCGATCTACCAGACATAAATAATCCATTGGATGACCTGCCATGAACAAACGTCAACAGAGAATGATACGAGAAGCCTACGAGGCTGGATACAGAGATGCACTCAATGAGGGCCCTTTTAAAACTATATCCAGTCTTGGTAAAGCAGGAGGTAAGTTGGTTCGAAGTAAAGTGGACGACTTGCTCAAGTTGTTCAGAGGATCGGATATTGTTCCAACAAATTCAATTGATGATCTTTTAAAGGCTGTTCAGGAAACTATACCGATAGGTGGTGATCCGAAGAAACTATATCGGCAGTTGATTACGATTCATAATAACGATCCAAACGCACTCAAAGGAGGGCAGATCGTTGTGATCAAAACAAAAGGTCAACCTGTTGCTGGTGATGTTTACGGTGGAATTACTAAAATTGTGCAGCAACCAGAAAATCCAAATATTCTAATTGGCAATATTGCAATTGATGTTGTTGATACTGATCTATCACAAATCAGAAGATATACAACACCCCTCGGTGACGCAACGATCACAGTAAGAGATTTGAATGGCGACATCTTATTTTTACCAAACTCAAACATTGATGGTATCATAGTCGTTGATCCAATAAAATTTGATCAATTGTACCCAGGAGTTGCGAATCGTATAACTACTCGAACTAGAGACATTCTGAGAAGAGGCTCTGGTAGTGGCGGCGTAGGCTCAGGATAATTTTTTAAATCAAAAAAGAAAGCCTAGGCACTATCAAATAGTGTCTCTAAATATAGGTGTCCTGTTTAATGATGAGGTGAATATTGAAACTTAAATACTACAGAATGACTGATAGGGTCTTTGATCCAATCTTTGCAACACCAGGGTCAGCGTGTTTTGATCTCAAAGCATACTTTGGACCAGACGCAAGAAAAGTCACGGTGTATACTAAAACAAATGAGCGAATCGAAAAGCATTGTGGAAAGTTAGACATCCACGATGAGTTTTGTTTGATTGCAGATCCTGGTGATCGAATGGTGATACCAACAGGTTTGATCTTTGATATACCTGAAGGTCACTCGATTCGTATTCACCCACGCTCTGGTCTTTCTCTCAAGGTTGGTATGGTTCTTGCAAATCAAGAGGCTGTGATTGATGCTGACTATCGTGAACAAACATACATTCTGTTGAAAAATGACTCTACTGAAAGAGTGAAGATATTCCATGGTGACAGAATTTGTCAGGGCGAATTGATTCAGAATTTGAAATATGATATTGAAAGAACCGACACACGACCAGAATCAGTAGAGGGTCGTGACGGTGGAATGGGGAGCACAGGAAAATGATTGTTGGATTTTGCTTATTTGCTGTATTGTACGGTGTGATTTTATATGTGGTGAGAAGGTCGATCAACAATCGAATCTTCGAACTTCGTGAAGAACTTGTGGAGAGTTTGAACGAAACTAGAAATAAAATAAATTCTTTGAATGCAGACTTGACAAGAAACACAAAGGAGATTAAGATTCTAAAACGAAAACTCGATCAGGAAGATAAATGACAGAATTCTACACGCACGTTGCGGTTCACTCAAACAAAATTCTATTCCGTGGTGTGAATAGCAAGGGGGAGAGGTTCTCTGAATACAGGGACTTCTCCCCCACAGTTTTTGTGCCATCACCAAAGAAAACAGAGTATCAAAGTCTCGAAGGTAAGTTTCTTCAACCATTCACCGCTGGTGACATGAGAAGCATGAAAGACTATATCGAAAAGTATGCGAACGTATCTGGTTTCGAAGTGTATGGTAATGAGAACTGGAAGTTTCAGTATATCTCAGACAACTTCAAGGGTGATGTTGACTGGTCGCTTGAGCGAATGAAAGTTGCCTACATCGACATTGAGACTGAATGTGAATATGGTTTTCCAAACGTGTCTGACCCGAACGAGTCCGTGAATGTCATCACCGTCAAGTATGTCCTCGGTAACAAAAAAGAAACACACACATTCGGTGTCGGGCAGTTTGATGTTCCAAATGTAGAGTGTCATGTCTTCGACAATGAACAAGACATGCTTCTTGCGTTTGTCGAACACTGGCATGAGCAAGCACCTGATATTGTGACAGGTTGGAACATTCGATTCTTTGACCTTCCATATCTTGGTAATCGCATCGAAAAGATTCTTGGTGTGAACGCTATGCGTAAGTTGTCACCATGGAAAGTCGTTGCGAAAAAGACGATTCGCATGATGAACAAAGATCACTCCGTGTATGAATACATCGGTGTCTCTTCGGCAGACTATCTTGAACTGTATCGCAAATACAACCTTACAACACAAGAGTCTTACAAACTAGATCATATCGCCTTTGTTGAACTCGGTCAAAAGAAACTTGATTACTCTGAGTATGACAGCATGGCTGACTTCTACAAGAATGACTTTCAAAAGTTTGTAGAATACAACGTGAAAGATGTTGAACTCGTTGAGAGTTTGGATGAGAAGATGCAACTTCTCAAACTTCATTGTTCGATGGCTTACATGGCAAAGATCAATGTTGAAGATGTGTTCTCGCAAGTGCGAATGTGGGATACGATTATCTACAACCATCTTCGTGATAAGAACATTATCATTCCACTCAAGGGTGGGCCTATTGATGATACACCTTTGATCGGTGCTTATGTGAAAGAGCCTGTTGTTGGTTTTCATAATTGGGTTGTCTCGTTTGACTTGAACTCTCTGTATCCTCACTTGATCATGCAATACAATATTAGTCCAGAAACGAAGATTGAAAAGAGTGCAGATGAGAGATTCGGTATGGGTCCTGACAACTTCTTGAAAGCAAGCCCAGATGCTTACTGGAAAGAGTGTCACGAAAAACTTGATGAGTTTAAACGTGAAGGTCACTCCGTCGCTGCAAATGGTACTTGCTATCGCAAAGACGTTCGTGGTTTCTTACCAGAACTTATGTCGAAGATGTATGTTGATCGAAAGTCATCAAAGAAAAAGATGATTGAAGCACAGAAAGAACTTGAAGATTTACCAAACAAGAACATGTTATCTTTAGGTCGTGCTGGATACACGAGCAAACTCAATCGTGAAATATCAAAGTGGGACATGAGGCAGATGGCATTGAAGATTGCTCTAAACTCTGCTTACGGTGCCCTCGGCAACAAATACTTTAGATACTATGATATCGATCTTGCCGAAGCGATCACTTGCTCTGGTCAACTTTCAATTCGATGGATTGCGAAACACATGAACGAGTTTTTGAACAAGATTGTAGGCACAGAAGATTACGATTATGTGGTTGCATCTGACACAGACTCAATCTATCTTCGTCTTGAAAAAGTAGTTGACAAGTTTTGTGCAAACAAAACCAAAGAAGAGAAGATCAACTATCTCGACAAAGTGTCCCGCGAGATCATTCAACCGTTCATGAAAAAGAAGTATGACGAACTTGCCGAGATGATGAACGCTTACGAAAACAAAATGGTTATGGAGCGTGAAGTGATTGCCGATAAAGGTATCTGGACTGCAAAGAAAAGATATATTCTTCAAGTGCATGACTCTGAAGGTGTTCGTTATGCAAAACCCAAACTCAAGATCATGGGCATTGAAACGACAAGATCATCGACACCACAAGTGGTTCGTGACAAACTGAAAGAGTGTATCAGTCTGATTCTCACAACAGACGAAGATCAGGTGATTGATTATATTGAAAAGTTTAGAGATGAGTTTGTTTCCCTTGAAGCAGTCGATGTTGCTTTCCCGCGAAGCGTAAATGGATTGCAAAAGTATGATGATGACAAAAACATCTTTGCGAAAGGCACACCGATCGCTGTGAAAGGTGCCCTGATTTACAATCACATGCTGAGAAAGCATAAACTGACACGCAAGTACGAGATGATTCGTGAGGGTGACAAAGTGAAGTTCTTGATGCTCAAAGTCCCAAACCCAACACCAGAGAAAGTGATTGCTTTTCCTTCTGATTTACCAAAAGAGTTTGGGCTTCAAAAATATATTGACTACGATACGCAGTTTGAAAAAGCGTTTATCGATCCGATCAAAACTATTCTAGAAAGTGTTGGTTGGAGTCACGAAAGAAAAACTACACTCGAAGATCTTTTCGCTTGACAACATAAAACATGAGACTATAATTATGACATGCCAACGTAGCACAACGGCAGTGCAGTTCACTTGTAATGAACAGGTTGGAGGTTCGAATCCTCTCGTTGGCTTTTGGAGAAAAAATGGCTGGAAAAGGTGATACTTACAGACAAGTTGACCAAAAGAAATGGGATGAAAATTGGGAAAGGGTATTCGGTGTTAAGCACAGGAAAAGAAACGCATCATCAAATGCAAAAAGCGTATCTCAAAGGAAAAAGAAAACCACTACCAACAACAAGCGTAAACGTCAGGGAGTGGATCAATCAAATACAGAAAGGAAAAAACAATGAGCGAAGAGCGTAAGTTTATTAATGTCTGCCTCGCAACAGGAGAGAATTTGGTTGCAGAATTGGCAACACAGGAAGATATTGAAAATCTACCTGTTCAGTTAGACGATTCATCATTCAATGATGTCAAATTGAAAAACGTGGCAATTATTTTGCGAAAAGATATTCAATCACCAATGATGTTGCTACCATGGATTGATCACATTGAAAAAGATGGTGTCGTTTGTATCAGTGTCGATAAGGTGAATTGGTATTGCCCAGTCACCGATGAGTTTGTTGAGCAGTATGAAAAGGCTGTCACAAAGTGGTACTCAAATCTGGTGATGCCTGATCCAGCGACAACACAAAAACTAACATTGACTAAAGAATAATTTTAGGCTCTCGTAGCATAACGGATAATGCAACTGACTTCTAATCAGTAGATTGCAGGTTCGAATCCTGCCGAGAGCGTTCCTTCGGAGGGTAGCGGGAGTGTAGCCCAATTGGCAGAGGCGCAAGATTTAGGTTCTTGTTGTTGTAGGTTCGAGTCCTATCACTCTCATTCAGGTCCCATAGCCCAACGGCAGAGGCAGTGGACTTAAAATCCATCCAGTCCGGGTTCGAATCCCGGTGGGACTATTTCAACTCATAGGTTTTGTGCCCATAGGTGGATCATATGGATCATAGTCTAACTCTGGTGCAACCTCTGTAGGTTTTACAACTCTGAATTTAGATTTACGTTCCCTTTCAAGAATCGCGGAAATCATTCTTATGTAAAAATCTCTGAGTTCTGGATCAATTTCCACATCACTGTAATCTGGTCTTACATAAAAGTAAGGTGCTACACCGGTTGGTGTAGTTTTTTCTTCTTTGAAAATATTTCCTATGTTCGGTAGGCTCGGTAGTTCAGGTAGTTCAGTTGGAATCTCAAATGGTAAACCTAACCCTCTACCACCGTTGAATCTTTTATTGATTCTTTTGAGTAGTTTTTTGAGTTTTTTGCGATTCGATGCAGACGCCAAAGCCAGTAAGCCTTTTGGTCCTGGTGGGCGACCAGTGAGCAACGCAATAACGGCTGCCTTTAAATCATCAGATATACCAAGTTCTTGTGCCATAATATCAACATAGTTAAAAAATTCTATGACACTTAGTTGCCCATCTCCATCTGTGTCTGCCTCTGGTGGGAAACCTAGATCACCCCGTTCTCTTCTTAGTCTTTCATCCTCAAGACGCTTTAGACGATCTTCTACCGCTTTCGTTCTAAAATTGAAATCTTCTAACTCGTATCGATCTAAAACTGGGCCAACAAATGGGGCGGCAGCGATTGTGGAAAGAGGAATCGTTTGTTCACTTAAATCGGGTGCGTATTGATCTACTAGACCATAAACCTTTTTTGCAATCTCTGAGTCTTTATCAATGTTTGACCTACCTGCACTCTTGAGTTTGAAGTATTTAAAGTCTTTGATAGCGAAAGGCAAACCATCAGAGCCATTCAATGCTTTGCCTTTGTTGTTCGAGAAGAACACTGTGTTCTGTGGGCCACCAATGATGACATAAAACTCTCCATTAATATCTGGCGGGTAGTTTCGAATGAAATAGTCACGCATGGTTCTCGCTGCACCTTTATGCGTCTTGATAAGAATCTTGTCTGGCACAGTTCTGGCTCTTTTTCTATTCTGCACAAGCGCCATGCGATAGTCTGTGAGAACCCAAATCAAGTGAATATTTTGTGGCTTGTATCCTGCTCGCAATAAAGTTGGTAAAAATTCATAAAAATCATCAACATCTTTCATCGTTTTGTCGATAAGAAGATTGGGTAGCATACCAGATTCGGTTTTCTTCATGAGCATGGACATCTTCTTCGGAAACAATCCTTTACCCTTGATAATGGCATGTAGTTTTGCCACATCTTCTGGATTCTTCATGTCAAGATCTGCATACTCTGGGTACTCATCTGGCTTCTTTTTACCAAGACTCAGTGCCAATACTTTGAGATCATCTGGGTTGACAACTTTGTATGATTCGGCAGCGATGAAATTGTCAATGGCGAAACCTTTGCCAGAGCCTGCCCCGCCAGCAAGGAAAATAACTTGACCTTCCTTCTTTCCTTTGTTGACAACTACTAATTTTTCTTGTAGACTTTGCTTATCGAAATTTTTGAATGAAAACATATTTTCCTCGCCATAGTATTTAGAAAGGATACACATTGAAGAACAGTATTTTTGCGACGGTTGTTCTGGCAACGACAGGTTATCTTCTTTGGCCTCGTTTGATGGTAGCCACAAACACGCCAAAGATTGGTCATGCCACAGAAAAACAGATTGACTTGGAAAAACTTCTTCGTGCCATTCGAATCGTAGAATCAAATGACAATCCAGATGCAGTTGGCGATAATGGCGATGCAATTGGCTGTTATCAGATTCACTATTCCTATTGGCTTGATGCAAAAAATCATTGCCAACTTGACGGTGACTATTCCTCGTGCTATGATCGTGAGTATGCAACAGAGGTCGTTTTGTGCTACGCAGATCTTTATACCACAGAAGAGCGTCTCGGTCGAGAGCCTACAGAAGAAGATTTTTCTCGTAATCACAACGGCGGCCCCAACGGCTACAAAAAAGAATCAACTAAAAAGTTTTGGAACAAAGTAAAGAAAGTGAAGGATGAATTGAAATGAAAGTTGAAAACAAAAACGCACATCGAGCAGCAGACAAAGAATATTTTTTCGCAACATACGTCAAGTCTGACGCTGGCCCAGGAGAGGATGATGTCATTCAACTTCTGTTGACAGACAAAGAACTTGAGCGGGCTGCCAAGAGAGCAGAAAAAAACAAAGAGGATCTTCCAAAGTATTTTGCGATTGTGCAAGGATCAAACGAAGAACCTGTGACTTTGCTCGATGACACAAATGTTGCACAACCCAAAAAGTCTGGTGGTTTCTTTAGTTGGTTGATGGGGGATGCCTAAATGGCAAAACGAGTGATTGACCAGTTTGATCTTGAAGCAGAGCGAGAAGGCTCTGCCGTACGTCGCCATGTTGTTGTTCGTTCGGCATGGGGCAAGGGCACAATCAAGTCCCGTCGTGGACGTAAGGATGCCGAAGCGGCCATTGAACGTCGCACTGTAAAAGGTTATTATGAAAGGAGCGTATAATGCTTAAGAAAAATTCTCTATTATCAAAATATTGTTGGGCTACAGGATTCCTGTCCATTCTCATCTCGGTGGCTCTTTGGTTCACCCACGATCAACTTTCAGGAATTTTCGTTGGGCTGTGGGTTGCACCTCTGATGATTTTAGCAAGAAACGCAGAGGCTTGAATGGAACTTCTAGTTGTCTGTTTGGTATTTTTGTATTTTTTCGGTTTCATTGTTTGTGTTTGCATCGGTGGTGGATCTCGTAAAAGTTCTTGGAGAGAAAGCACACCAAGCAAACAAAAAAGTAAGACTCGCAATACTAGCGTCATAACTATCACAAGGCAAAATACTGATAACCCTGACAGTGAAGTTATGAGTCAATACTCAAGGAGATTATGATTAATGTTTACTGCAATTTTTACACTTGGTGGTTTCACAATCGGATTGATTCTTGGCGTCTGCTTTGGGTCTGGGTTTCTTGATGATTTTTGGGGTCGCCGATGAACTGGATTCTACAGCCTCTCATTTTTTGGTTTTTTGTTTTTTTACTTTTTGTTTCTCTAGCATATGTGGATAAAACAAAATGAATCTACTTGAGTTTTTTGGTTATTGTTTCGCACCGTTTTTGTGCTTGACACTAGCGACTACCTTTGTAGTATGGTATGTAAAGGATAATTCCTAATGAAAGAATTTGACTACACACTAGACTACGACAATATCGATTTTCGTGAGAACCCAGAACTCTACCGAATTGGTAGAGGTGAGCAAGGAGTATTGTTAGTTGAACCATATAAATCGGAAATTTGTCAACATTGGCGTTTTCGCACGCCCGAAATCGCCAAGATATCGTCGGATCGAATTACTACTATGTTCCACGACTATGTTGTTCGTGGTGACTTTGTTGGCGCTGATATGGCACGTAAGTTTCTCATGATGGGATGGACAAGGGCAAGACGCTATGCAAACCATCGTAGTGGCAAAAAATACGATGAGAATGGCAATGTAAAGCCACAAGAGCCAGATCATTGGACTTGTGATAAAGCCAAATCAGCAAAAATTTTCAAAAAAGCATATGATGATGCTAGACAAGACCCGAAATATCGTGTATTGTATAAAGCATGGAGAAAGCAAGAAAATGAAATGTCATGACTGCCAAGAAGAAATTTCAGAGATTCGTCTTGAAGCGGTACCAGACACATGCTACTGTGTCAAGTGTGCCGATAAACACTCTGAGCCAGTTGTCGCTCGCATGATCTATAGCCACAAAACAGCAGGTGAAGTTATCATCGCAAGAGGCAAAGAAAATGTTCGTCGTTTGAATCGTGAATACTCAAGAGCCAGATAGGAGAAAACTATGGCACGCAAAACAAGTCAAGAAAGTCAGCATGTTTCGAATATGATCAAGCAAGGCAGAACGCGAAGATCAAAACGAGTCAAAGTGGCAGGTTCAGCAAGAACTTCCCGATCAGGAAATGGTAAGCGACTCAAGTAAAAACTGTTTTCTTCCTCACAAGGCCCCGTAAGGGGCCTTTCTTTTTGTATAAATATTGTGAGGAGAAATCTCTTGGCAAGCATCATTTCAAAACGTGATACAGACTACAAAGCGGGTACCGGTGTTAAGGTTGGACTCAAGACAGGCACAGCACTTGGCAAAAGACTTGAAGAGTTTGGATATAAAGATGGTGATCAATTTGAAATTGAGAAACCTACAAAGACAAACAACACAATAACCATATCTTCGAAGAAATCTGAGACCATTCACATGAGTGGACCAGATGGTTATATTTTTAAGATCGTTGCGTCAAAGAGTGCCATTGAATCTACGTTTAGCAATATTCGCGGTGGGGGAACAAAGAAGGCAGTTGATGCCACTAAGTTTGAAGTTGACATCATTAACGAGATTCAAAGAAGAAACAACAAGAGTGAGTTTCCTGGTGCCAATGACAACCCAACCGCATCTGATCTTGCCGCAAGAGTCGTAGACAACCTCGAATCAAAATACGGTAAATTCAAAGAAGCGTTTCCTGTATCAGGGGATAATAAACCATCAAACTTGACTGATGTTTATCGTGAGTTTGGTGTGAGAAGCGGCGAACCAAAAACAGATTTTGCGATCAAAAAAGGTCGTGTCTCCTACTGTTCTGTGAAGAAAAAAGAAGGCGCACAATACGCATCCGCACAACACAATGAGTTGTCTGCTGTGATTCAAGCCACTTTGAGAGATACACCTCGCCAGAAAAAGTTTGCAAAGAGAGTTGCCTCGATTGTCAAACAAACTATGGCAAAAGAAAACTTTTATGATCTACGCTCAAAGATTGATGATTTTGATAAAGTCATTGGTCGTGTATTAGGTTTTAACCCATCGAAACCAAGCAGCGAAGATATCAAAGCCATACAAGAATTGTTTGATGAGTCTGGTCTTGATGTGCAGATCAGCAACGAAATCTCAAACTTCATGACCTCTGCCGAGACGCAAAAAATTCTATTCACTGAACTTATTACTGGCAAAAACAGATTTACTAAGAAAGAGTTTTCGCCTACTCATATGTTTGCATGGGGTGGCACAGATGGTGATGTTTACTACGCAGACATTTTTCAGCACATCGATGATCTTTTCAAGAAAGGTGGATTCAAGTTTAGAATCTCAGATCGAGGCACTGGTCGAGGTGGGGCGTTTCGCCTAGAACCTAAATACTTGAAAGAAAACTTTCAAATGAACAAAGAGGAGTTTCATATGTATTCGGAACTCGTCGAAGAATTTGACTATGAGATGGATCAAATGCTCAACGAGAGCATTCGAGGTCGTTTGAAATCTTTTGGTTCCGCGGCAAAAGATAAAGTGAAAAAGGCATTAGACTTTTTAGTGAAAGCGGCTAAGAAAGTATTTTCTTTTGTAGCGGTTCTAATCAGTAAGGGTATGGGGAAACTCGCAAACATTTTTGGATTCAGGTTTGAAGCAAGATACGCAATCTAAGGAAAACTAATGAAGAAGTATAAAGAAATATTATCAGAGCAACTTAGTAACCGACAAAATCAATTGGGTAAAGTTCAAACGTCTTCACAAGACCTGTCAAGTTTTGGTGCTGGTAAACAAACGTTGTCCAGTTTGAGTGCGACACAGGCACAGACCCCTCTTCAAACTGCTTATGCCTCGGCGACAAGACTAGGAAATGCAATCACGCAATACAAACAAGGAAACGTCAAGGCGCAGAAAAACTACTTTGGTACAAATGTTGTCGGTAAAAAACCACCAGTTCGTGATGATGATGAGAGAGATGCAATTGAAAGACCAGATCTCACGTTTGTTCCCTCGTCAATTGAAACTCTGAGTACCACTCCATTTACTTCTAAAGATCTTGACGATGCAATTAAGTCTGGTGATGCAGATCGAATTGCAAAAACGGCTGTGGGTAACTATGCTGGTTCGGCTTTTAGAATAAAAGATGCCGTGAAAAATTTCTTATCATCATTACTTGGAACAGGGGGAGCCCCGAGGCCTCTGAGATCACAGGGTCCTCTTA